CTTCACCAAGTTCTTCCATCTGGAGCGGATGTTCCGGTTGGATAAGTTTGACGATTACGGGCCAGAGGATGTGCTTGACCTGACGGTCGTGCAGTACATGCCGTTCGGCGGCACCACTGTGGCGAATTTTCAGGGAGCCAGCTCCAGCTTCACGAATCAGGCGTACCAGCAGGCCGTCCAGAGCGAGCCCTATAGACCGGGGAACCCTCCGGACAACGAGCAGTTCGTCCCGAGTGTTGGCGCCGGCTGCTACACCCGATGGAACCTCGCGCCCAACAACATCAACAACACCAATGTCAACTGGGGCTACAGTTTCAACGATTCGATCGCAGCCAACCCCACCAACTTCGACGCGTTCCTGCGGACCAACAATCCGGACATCGAGAACACGTTCTTCGGCATGCGGCTGGCCGCCAAGAAGGGCCTGCAGTTCTCTCAGGGATTCACGACCTTCCAGATCCCCGCCCCGGTGGTCCGCAGGGTCAAGAAACCGGCCCCCAACAACAACGCGCTCATCCGTCTGGAGGGCCACTTCTTCGTCAAGACGGAGGAGACGGGCAATCCGCCCGCTCCCGTCATCCCCGCCACCCCCACCACTTACGGCGGGATCTTGGGTGGCAGTTGGGTGTTCTTTCGCCCAGCTGGACAGCAGGACCCGTACGACTATGGAACCTGGCAGGCCGCCACAGCCGTGACCTTTCCGATGGGTCTGCAGGCTGGCGAAACGGTGGTGTGGCAGGACGCGGCCACTCAGAGCAGGACGGGTCACGTACTGGAGGTCACGTTACCGGCGTTGGCTGACGGCACGTATGATGTGGTGCTGCGGCAGTACCGTCCCTACGTCGGGCCCACCAACCAGGCACTGCTCCATTACGATGAGGCCGTGGCGGTGGGGGCGGTCGTGTTGGCCAACGGCGGAACCTTGACCGCCCTCTACGCCGTGCCAGAGTATCCGGGCCAAACCGCTCAGGACCCGTAGGCGTAGGTTGTGTCGAACCTGAAGGGGCCTTACACTGGTGCAACAACTGAGGTGTTGGATGTCGATCGATAATCTCCCAGTACAGTACAACGTCAGGATCTCGGTGTTGCGCGACGGTGAAGTCGTGGAAAAGCGGGAGTCCCACAACGTCCTGACCAATACGGGCCGAGCCTGGTTGGCCAAGTTGGTGGGCGCGAACGCCTATCCGGTTGGCGGTGATCCAACTCCCCATACCCCCGATCGCATCAAATTCATGGGTTTGGGATGTGGTGGCTCGCTGCAGACTGGCGCCAATCTGTTGAAGTTTCAGAGCGCTACCGTCGACGTCACCAATCTGGAGGACGCGGTCCCGTTCAAGGCCGGCCCCAACAACACCAACTACTACTTGAAGCAGGTGACGCCGCAGGCCACCAACACCACCTTCTTCCCGACGGCCTACCGGACCCGGTTCATCTTGGAGATTGCGGAGAACGAGATCTCGTACGCCGGCTCCACTACCGCGGGGTCGAACCAGGCCGTCGGTACGAACGTGCCGATTTCTGAAGCGGGCCTCTACCTGAGCTCCGCTCCGAGTGGCGGGCTGGTTACTCCGGCGGCAGCCAAGACACTCGGTTCCATGGTCTGTTACGACACCTTCAGTCCCATCGTCATCACCCCTAACGTGATGGTTCGGATTGAGTGGGAACTCCGGTTCTAATTATCACCAGCTAATAAGAGGCGAAGATGGCCTACAAGTATTTTGGACGACTGGCTGGTTCCACGCTGGCGACCGACGCGGTCACACTGACGTCCCCCGCCAACACCACCACGCCCTTCACGGCCGTGCTGCCGGCGTCCAAGTTCATCGCGTATGGGGAGAACGCCACCAGCGCGGCGTTCAATCGAGCTCTCACCGCCCTGTCCGTCAACACCGACGCGTTGGCAGGTGTGTTGGACTCTCCGGCACTCCGATATGAGGTACTGGAGCCGAGTCTTCAGGCCGGTAACCCCGGATACAGCTCTCTGGCGGGTGTGGCGGCGGGGGCTCAGAAGCTCGACTTGGGCGCAGGTGTGCACCGCCCCGTCACCTGGACGTACGTCGGACTGCACAAGGATCTGTTGCTCCGGCACATGCAGGTAGAGCGGATTGCCAGCCGATCGGATGGTCAACAACTGCTGGCTCCGTCCGACATCTACGTGAACGCCGCGGCTGCGGCGGTCTCGTCGTCCTACTTCCCCACCACCTCCTACACCGGAACGTCCGACAACGCGTTGGCGCTCAAGATTCCGGGTGTCGTGGCGGTGGTGACGGATCTTCCTCCCTACGGTGGAGCCACCGCCCCCACAGCCGTCAGTTCGTTCGACTCGGACGGATGCCGGCTCACCAACAAGTCGTGGGAAGATCTGTACGCACGTCCCGGGTGTCTGGTGTCGATTACTGGCGCGACCAACAACCGCGGTCTCTACCGGATCGCCAGCCTGACGGGTGGGAACGGGAACGCCACCTCGAAGGCTGTGCTGACGCGCGCCTACACTGAGGTGACGGTAGCGGACGGCACCATCTTCAACGTCGGGGACCTGGTGGGCTGGCGGCCCGAGCCGTCCGACCAGCAGAACGCGGGAACTCCCGCCGAGTACGTGAACCGCGCCTATGTGGTGTTCAAGTTCTCGACCGGTAACAACAACCAAGCGGTCCTGTACCTAAGTGACTTGGGTGGCAGCGAGGACCTGAAGATCCAGGGAACGGCCGTCGCCCACAAGGTCAACCCCACCAGCACCGGCACCGTCTCTATCAGCCGGTATGGCTTGGTCGACCTGGAGTCCGGTGCGACCCAGAACGCGTCCTTCGTGATCGGCACGTATCTGCTGAATCTGGCCACGGTGGGGGCCAACCCCATCGCCAACCACAGCTCTACAATCAGCGCGATCCTACCGGCCAACCACCCGGTTCGCTTCGACACCGTGGCGGCCGCCTACAACGCGACTGTGTGCGCGCCTCCCGGGTACGTCTTGAACCCGGTGATTGGGCTGAGCTCCAACTCACTGGGCGGCGACCTCAAGGTCCACGCCCAGGTGCTCACGACGGCGGGGGAGAACTTGCGCTCAGGCGCCGGGACCGCCTCTAAGGGTTCGTTCGTACCCAGCACCCGGTTCGAGATGTCGCCGGGCTACCAGTCCCTAATGGAGGGGCTGTTCTCGTGGATCCACCGCGGAGACGATGGAGGTACGGGCGCGGGTCCGCAGGTCAGTCGATTTGCGTCGACCAGGCAGGTCTTGGGTGAGGGACTGTGGTACCTGACGTTCCAGCAGAACCTGCCCAGCATCCCGGCAGGGACGGCAATTCAGATCGTCCCGCAACCAAATGAAACCGCCTACAACGCGACCGTGGTCCGGGTGTCTGGCACATCCTTGTGGATCAAGCACGTCTACTTGGATGGTAAGCAATACGGAAACGGCCACCCCGCCATCGCGGCGGGCGGAACGCTAACGTACGGGAACCCCGCCACCACCTACACCGTTGCGGCGGTGTGGGAGCCCCGGCTGGAAAGCACGCCGGGCCTGTACGTACCGGACGAGGGCTTGAACGCCCAGTACCACAACCACTACTCCGCCAACCCGGACATCCGCGGAAATCAGGGATCCGGTAACCGCATCAAGGCTTCGCTTAACCGTCCCCTCACGGTTGAGTTGCCGGCCAACGCAGGTCAGGCCGCATTCCAGGCAGAGAGCCCCCAGCAGGGCAACAACCAGGATTACGCGGTAATACGATCAGGCCCCGTCGGTGGACCGCCCAACACCATCGACATGGCGTTGGAGGTGGTGGACGGAACTACCTTGCGGATCAAAGACGCGAACGCTACGGCGGGCGTAAGGTTCTCCGGGGCTGGTACCAACTTCGACGGGTCCAACAATGCGGCCCTGATGAATGGGGACTACGCCAGCAACATCCTCGGGGCGATCAATCAGGCCACCGGAAGTCTCAAGACGCATAGGCAACTGTTCACCAACGCACTCCTCCGCGGAGCGGGAGTGCAGGCGGGCGCAGGTCTGACGATTGACATTGGGGATGCGGAGTTTGTGGGCCTGGCGGGCCTGCATGTGGACGTGTCGGCGAAAACTGGATTTCCCGTGCCTGCCAACAGCACACTTCTGCTCCGGTGGACGGGTGTGTCGTATGAGGTGGTTGGTGGACTCGTCGAAGGTAGTGTTCCGATCGCTCGTATCACGACGAGTGTGGCGGCGGTAACGGAAATCCTGGATATGCGGTGGCTGGCCGGAAACATCGACCAGAAGCTGGACATCCGGGTCGGTGGATATGGTGCCCACTTCAGCACCGTCTCGGGTGCCATCGACTTCATCAACTACATCGACCAGTTCGGCCCCGATTACGTGGACAGAAAGTGGCGGATCCTGGTTTGCGGGGATGTGACGGAGCAGCGGTGGAACGTGAGATTTGAGGTGGACGGCGTCTGCATCGAGGGTCTCCCGGGCGTCACGATCACGTGGGATCCATCCCTTCAACCCGTCAACAAGAACTACGGACTGTTTGACTTCGGGGGCCGCAGCGACCTGTCGTTCAAGAACCTGCACATCCGGTACACCCCTGGGGCGGGCGTCAACACCATCACGACGCCACCGGCCAGTCGGATGGTCTTCTTCAATAATTCTCCGACCCAGAACAACCGCCTCTTGTTCGATAACGTCAGGATTTCGAGTTCCGTGGCCAGCAAGTTGCACGGTTATCTCCAACTCACTTCCGGCGTCAACGACCTGACGGTCCGCAACTGCTTGTGGGAAGGAGCGTCCGAAAGCGGTGTGTACCTGACCGGACAGGAAATTCGGCGGGTTAGGATTTCCGGAACCACCCTTAGGGGCAGCTACCCGCGGCAGTTGTCCGGAGGCTTGGGGGCCGGAATCCTCATAATCCCCTCCGCAGATGGAACGGACATCTGGGTGACCGACTGTACGGTTGTGGAATGGTCGGACCGCGGCATCGACATCACCGCCACGTCCGCCAAGGTGGAGGGCTGCAACGTTGTGGAAATCCGGCACGGCGGCAACACCAGCCCCGTTCCTTTGGCGAAGGAAGCGCACGGTATCCGTATGACCGGCCTGGGCACTGATGTCGGGTTCCTTCGAGTCGGCGATTGCTTGGTTCAGGGGATCGGCACCGCCAACAAGGGCGGTCTGACCCGCGGTATCTCCGTTACGTCGGCAGTAGGATCGCAGGCAAACGCCCACATCAAGGACTGTCTCGTGGCGGACCTGCGGGCCGATGATGTGGCTGCCGAACGGTACGGGGTTTTCGCAGACGGTGTCGACGGCCTGATTATGGGCATCCGCTACTTCCCGCTTGCGGGTGGACCCACCGGAACGGAGGCGGGGGTCCGACTGCAGGCTACGGCCAACAGGTGGACGGTGGATGCTTGCCAGACCGGGGGTGCCGGTATCTCCAATGCCGGCGCCAGCACCTACATCGGCGCCATGAACCGGGACGACGCGTAAGGAGCACAAGATGACGGTATACGGATCATCCAGCGCGGGCACGCCCGTACGTGAGTCGGTCAAAACGTTCTCCAACTCAACCATCTCGGAAGGGCAGACCGGGCTCCAGCTCATGTACTTCATCACGCTGGGTGTCGGCACCAACGCCATGATTGAGGTGGAAGCGATTGGGGTCCGGACAACTGGCGGTGCCACCGCGTCTCGATATAGGGCGTACGTGTACGCCGATCATAAGACCGGAGGAACTAACAACTCGCTAAATACCGAGACCGCCTACACCCCCACCGGCGGGGTGGGTCAGATCACCATTGGATGGGAAGATCAAGCATCCGGCGTGGCCAGCGTGTACCTCGAGTACACCAAGGACTACGCCACTACCCATACTCTGCGTGTACGTGCGGTTGGCGAGAACGTCACTCTCCAATAGCTAATGGGTAAGCAGAAGGGGCGACACCCCGACCGCCCGAAGGCGGTCAGGATGCGCACCCACTGCTGCCTTAGGCAGCCTGCTGACGAACCTTCCGGGCGCCCTTGTTCTTGGGCGCCAGGAGCTCCTCAACCATTTCGGGCGTGATCTCGGCGTTGGTGTTGGCGGCCTCGGCGGCGGGAGCCTCGGCGACCGGAGCCTCGGCGACCGGAGCCTCGGCGACCGGAGCCTCGGCGACCGGAGCCTCGGCGACCGGCGCCTTCAGCATCTCCACCAAGCCGTCGAGCTTGGTGTCGATGTTCTTCAGACCTTCGGACGTCCGGGCGTCCAGGCTCTTCAACTCGGCGCTGAGTCGCACGACCTCCCGGTCCAGTCCCTCCAGCTCGTTGTCGAGCTTAGTCACACCTTCCTCCAGTTCCTTGGTCTTCTGGGCGATCTCCGTCAACTGGGCGTCCAGTCCCTCGGCCTTCTTCTCCAGATCCGCCGTCTCCTGCTTCCGGTCACGGTTCGCCACGTAGGCCTTGCGACCCACGTACGCCGTCACCACCACCGCAGCCACAGCACCAGCAATCTTACCCCACATGATGACTCCTGTATGGGAGGGGGATGTTGATAAATGGATATGTCCCTCCCTTCATCTTTCTTATCCCCAAATACGGGGCCGTTTTTGCATTACTAGGTAAAGAAGAGGGCGCAGGTTTTATCCCGCGGCTCTTCCGATATGTTTTATGAACCAACCTTAGGCCGCCTTGGCGGCCTTGCGGTCTTTCAGCCAGTTGTCGAACTTCCCAACACCGTAGGTGGCCACCACGTAGGTGGCGGTGAAGGTGGCGGCGGCGACGGCGGTTTTGGCGAGAACTTGACCCATGGCATCCTCCGGGTGGTTGTTGGACTACGCAGCCTTCTTGGCAGCGGCGCGTTGCTTGACGTTAAAGTGCTGCGTCGTCTTGTCGGCCGCGTAGAAAATAGCAACGAAGAACAGAGCCTGTAGTGCGGCTTTGGCGGCGAGCTGTCCCATGTGAACTCCTGTGGGAGGGGAGTAGGTTGATACAGATATGTCCCTTCCTTCATCTTTCTTATCCCCAAATCCGAGTCCGTTTTTGCAGTTTTAGGGGATAAAAGTGCGTACCAGCTCCAGAAACCAGTCGTACGGTATTACTGCGTAATCCCCGCTGGCGGTCTTGTGGTGGGTGGGCGCGCAGACCAAATCTCCGACCTGAAGGGTAAAGCCTGACTGACCAGTAGAGTCCTGGTGGCAGGTGAGGGGGCGGTCCAACACATCGATCGGTACGACCGCCAACTCTCCGTGCCCTTGAAACTCCACCACATAGGCTGGAGTTTTACCGATCCGGTAGGCCTGCTTCTTCAGGAAGTCGAGATCCCGGTCCTCAACACGATAACGTGGTTGACCCGTCGTCTTGGCCTCCACCAACCACGCGTCACTTCGAACGTCCCGCCGGGCACCCCACCGGGCCCCGGAGGCAGGGGTTGTCCTGCCTCCGAGGTCCTGGGCGATGCGCCGCTCCTGTTTTACAGACAGCTGCTTGGACGTCTTCTTCACGGTTCCACAAACGGCAGGGCTTGCTGCCTGCTGTTCTCTGCTGCCCGCGCTTGCACGAACAGGGCCACCTTTTGGACCCACGGGGAAACGGCGTCGCACAGGGCATCCATGTTGCTGGGGCTGTCAATCCACACGTCTGCGGCGGGTCTGAGATCGACGGCCTCCTGCTTGGTCGGCGCCACTACCTGCAGCACCATCTCGACGTTGCCGTGCCGGACTGTCATGAACGGTTCCTTTGCTGGCCTACCCATTCTCCACCTCCTTATTGATGTCGTCCCCATACATACTGGCATCCGGCAGGCTCTCCAGATTGGGGAACGTGTTGATCCCTATGTCGGCCCACGGACGGATCGTGTTGATCAGGTGCAGCACCGCCGTGGACAGGATCTGCATGTCCTGATCCAGCTTCTTGACGGTCCGCTCGACCGCATCGACCCGCGCCTTAGTGGAGTGGGTGGTGATGTCGCTGCGGATCTGCTGCACCTTACTGTCCAGCGAATTGGTCACCTGCTCCAACCGGTCACACATCTCGTTGATTCGGTTGTTCATGTTACCGATGTTCTCGGTAATGGTGCCGGGGAGCTCGGGTGCCTGCGATGGCTTGGGAGTGCCCCGGCTCACCGGCATGAATGTCGGCTTCTTGGCGGGCGGCGGAAGCGTCACCACCCTCTTGACGGGCTTGGGTGGCTCAACCTTCACCTCCGCCACATCTACACTGACCTCCACCGGGGTCTTCACCGGTACGGCGATGGTCTCGGTAACCTCCGGCTTGGTCGGGGCCTCGTCTTCAGCGACTTCCTCGTCGTCATCAGGCACGACCGGTTCATCCAGTTCTGAGAAATCGTGATCCATCTGGTCCTCCTCTGTCTCCTGTGAGATCTCAATATCCCGCGGCGGCCATTCGGCCGGCGGGCCCTTGCCTTGTAGATTTGCCTGAATCTGCGCAACGTACTGAAGGACGCCGGGTCTGAGGGCGGACTCGTTGCAGGCGGACAACTCCGCCGACGCGAACAGTTCCTGCCGCTCGATCACCCAATCGACCAACTCATTGGCCATCAGACGGTACGCCCCATCATTTGGAGACAACCCCATCGCCTTGACCGCGATGTGGCGTACCTCAGCCTTGTCCAACACCGCCAGAGCCTTCTTGGACAGTTTCACTGGCTTGGGCGGTTTCGGAGCTTTCGGAGCTTTCGGAGCTTTCGGTTGCTTTGCTTTTGGCGGCATCAACACCTCTCACCATGTTGTGGCAGTTCAGGACCATCGCGTCTGTGTGTTGGTAACAGTCACCGTTGCACGGCAGGGACAGCCGATCACGGTTGTCCCGTATGAACGCGATGATTCGATCCCGCTTCTTATTGACTGGGTTGGCCGGTAGGTCTTGCGGCATTACTCGGTAATGAAGCAGGTCCTCCATCTGTTGGACCGTGACCTCCGGCGCCACCCTTATACCCAATTGTTGCCAGACAACGTGCCTCAGTTCCGCGCGAGTCAGCACAGTTCCTCCAGTCTGATGTCGATGCCTTCCCGCGCGTGGTCGGGTCCGTGATACTTGTTTACCAGCACCGACACGAAACAACTGTCATCAATACCCGCCGTCTTCGAAATCAGGTCTTCGACGACCTTTACCAGGTTTGACGCGTCCCTCCTGCGGTACCGGTTCGGCGTACTCTTCGGAAAACCGCTGTTGTAGAGCGCGGGAAGAAACAGATCGAGAACGAGCCGGTGCGGTCGGTTCTGGTCCGGAGTCTGAAAGCTGAGCGGCAACTGCCGCAAGAGCTCGACTGATGCCTGCGCTAAGAATACTTTCATTTCCTTGGACTGGACCAGGCCGTTCCTGGTCTTGGTGTACATCTTGTTGGCGCTCGGGGGCAGGATCGTCAGGTTTGCCTGATACACCGTCCTCGTACCGCACTGTTCGTACTTCACTGCTCTTCTCCTTCTTGCCACGAAACGGTGCCGGCATGGGTGCGCGGTTAGGGTGGTGGCCGAGCGGCTGTGGTCGCTGGTTTGCCTGCTGGTCTCGGTAGATCAGCTCCCGGTACAGGCGCTCAAGTGACTTAGAGATCTTGCGTCTCCGCTCCTCCAGTTGTGCGTGACTCTGTTTGAAAAACAGGTAGTCCCGCATGGCCGAGAGGTATCGGGGGTCCGTCTCGATCGCGGCTGATCTGGACGCCTCGTTGGTCAGGCTCTTGTCCTGCAGGACCTCCATCTTGACGGTGGCGTACTGTAGGTCTACCCGTGCCTTGATGGCGCCCTCGAACGTCAACACGTTCGTGATCTCGTCGCTCAGGTAGTTGTAGAAGGACTGGAAGTCGTCCAGCAGGTCCACCGTCTGGTCCGTCGTCAATTCCCTGAGCCTTCTCGGCATCTCAGGCTCCGCGAACGGTGGGCCGTCTGGAGACCGATATCCCGTCCTCTCCAACTCCTGCTCCAACGAGCTCCTCAGTTCCATGAACACATCCATCACACCTCCGTGGCAAAGCAGTGCTCCTGGAACTTGCACTGACGGCAGATGTACGGGACGTTGATGCGTGCAGGTGGTTCCTGGCGCTCCACATGTCCCTCCACCTCCCCGAGCAACGTGACGATCGCGTCCCACGTCTCTGACGAGAAGGGGACCTGGTACATCCGCTTACTTCCGTTGTTCCGGTTCACGTACAGCAACTGCGCCCGCGGCACGTCCATCGCGAACATGTAGAGGTGAAGTTGCCACACGTGCTCGGTCTTGGGCTTGCTGAGCGACAGGAAGCTGGACTCTCCGATCGACTTGATCTCCAGAACCCAGTCCTCATTACGGAACAGCCCGTCCGTGCTGCCCGCCACATGCAGTTCCTCGATCCGGATCTTGCACTCATCCACAAATCCTTCGTGGCGACTGAGGCGCTTCTGTAGGATGTGGTGGGTGCCGTGCCCCTCGTCAAAGATCGCCTGAGTGGCCGCACCATGCTGTGGCTTGGGCGTCACGCTGGTACGGTCGTAGTAGAGGGCCCGCTTGCAAGTCGACGGAGACACCGAGGACGGATGGTACACCCCAACTTCGCGCGCCCACTCCGACCTCATCTCTTGCTGGATCAGATCATCCAGCAGCTCCACCACACTGAAGTCCTGACTATGTTGGGGCACCTCCCCTGACAAACACCGTCTCCCCTGCTCCACCATCTCGGGTGGAGGAGGAAGTTTGGGTTTCATGGCCTTCAATGCGGCACGGTGGCGAATCGCCAGATTGGCGAACCTCTCCTTAGAGTCCATCACGACAACCCCCTCTTGACCAGCGACAGAAACGCCAGGTACCCGAGCACCACGTACCGGCTCTTTCCAAAAGAGACCAACAGGCAGTGCCCCCGTACCGAACGGTCGGCAAACTTCTCGTCCAGCACCAGCCTGCCCTTCAGGGTGGCGTCCACTCTTGTGAGTCGTAGATTTAGAAAGAACCCCTTTGGGAAGTGCTCGTGCGGCACAACCGCTACCTCTTCCTTCCCGGTCAGATGGACCAGTAGGGCCGGATACCGATCCCGTGCACTCGCCTTTCCGGCGATGTCTTCCAACATCTGTTGTGTGATCGCGACCGACGTGTCAGCCCGGACTGACTCCGAGAAGAACGGCGGCGTCACGACCGCATCGAAGTATCCCCAGTTAGGATCCGGGTCTGCCCGCCTCCTGTCTGAGTCGTTCCGCTGATTCAACACGTCCTGACCCCGTATCGATGCCAGCACCATCCGTATCAGCAGGCAATACTCTCGGTCCGCAAAGATTTCCTCCGGCATGACGGTCCAGCAGGCGTCACCCAGCATGCGCCTGACGGCGGACAAGTGCTGCTCATGCACGTGGGTCAGTACCGCCAACCCACTCACGCGATGCGTGATGTTGTAGTGGTCGTGCGGCGCCGGGGAATCCGGCGTTTTGTGGATGACGAGCCCTGGGAGAAAGGGCGTCGCCTCCACTACACGTGCGTCCATGGCGGGTCCCACCACGATCTCCACATTAGCCATGGCCACCTGCCAGTTTGGCCTGCACGGCCGTCTTCAACTCCTCCAACGCCGCGGGGGTGCTGTTGAGTACCTCTCTCACACCCTCAAGGCCTCCCGGAATCTTGTCGGTGTAATCGAGCAGGTAGTAGTGCGGACCCGCACGGCGGATCAGGTTCATCTCCTTGGCCACGTTGACGAGACCGGACAGCAGGTCGATACCCTTGCCGGGGACGAAGCGGTACGTACCCTCCGCCCCCTCGGCGATCCCGAGCTTGCCCTTGCCGATCTTCCAGTTGATGTCCTTGAACAGGATGTCTCCATCCCTGTTCTTGGTCACTTTGCCGGGCCGAATGATCAGGTCGATGGCCTTGGCGTGCTTGAGGGCGTAGCCGGACGGCTGGCTCCACGGATTGAACCTGGCGGAGTAGGCGTCGAGGTTGGCGCGGACCGGAAGAATCAGGAACAGGGTGGTCTCATTGAGCTCATCGCCCGGGGTCCGCATGGCCGTGTAGAACTTCTGGCAGAACGTGGTCATGAGGCTGGCCCACGTGGCCAAGCGGGCGTCCTCGTTCAAGTCCTTCTTGACCGAGTCCTTGGTCTCACCGGAACCCAGTTCGTTGATGATGCCGACCTGGAACTTGTTGGAGCGCACCAACCTGAGGACCGCCGTCAACAACACCTCGGCCGGGTTCTCCAGTGCATCCATATTGCCGAGGTTGATGAAGAGGGTGTTGCCGACCTCCTCGCCCCATTGTTCCGGAGTCGCGGTATCGGGGTCGATACCCTCCTGAAGCAGCTCATCCCTGGTCTTCCGGATCTTCACGCCCGCCATCCGCATGAACGGGAGGTCCGGCAGGTAGCCAAACGACATCCAGAAGGCGTTGGCCTTTTGGCCATGTATCCGCTGATTCTCCGCGATGATGTGGTTGGTGATCAGGTCCTTGCCGGCGCCATCGGGACCGAACACTTGGTTGATCGTGCCGGCGGGGAAACCGCCGTTCAGCGCCCGGTCCAGGTCCATCACACCGGTTGGTCGGCGGATCAGGTACGGCGTCTTCACTTCACTGAGCGGCTTGATGCTGGCCGCGTCACCCAGGTCCTTCTGGATCGATCCGATCAGGTCACTCAGATCGTCCCGCTGGTCCGCAGGTTCCTTCTTCGCTTTAGCCATTGTCCTTCTCCTTGTTGGTGGCGCGCCCCAATGCTGCGATTTGGGCGCGGCTGACGTTCAGGTCAAGGTGAGGTTCTTCGATGCGGGCGGGTCCCCTACCAGAAGCGACCTTTTCCAAGGCCTCCTCTTCGGTCGCGCACTCCCCGCTCTCCAGCAACTTCTTGACCGCCGCGTAATCGATTCCGTACTTCTCCATACAGCACCTCACTTGCACTCGTACCAGTTGGACCCGGTCTTACCGGCCGTATCCAACGGCACCCGTAAATCGAACGAGTTGAAGGGGTGGCCCATGTGCTTCCCAATCCGCTCGTTCAGCTCCCTGTCGTTTACGACCGCATCCGGCATCTCAAACACAATCTCGTCATGCACCTGGATCAACATCCGAGTGCCTGACGCCGTGATGAGCGGGTCCTCATAGATCTTGATCATCGCCATCTTCACGATCTCGGATGCCGTGCCCTGGATGGGCGTGTTCTTGACCTTTCTCTCCGCCTCTGACTGCTCTGACCGGAGGCTGGAGTTGAGGCCTGGAACACCGCGGCGACGCTTCAGGATGGTCTCGCAGTAACCCGCGTCCCTCGCGTTCTTGATCGCGTTGTCAAAGTACTTGGTGACGGCGGGAAAGGTCTTGAAGTACTTCTCGATCAACTCCTGCGCCTTCTCCTTGTCCACGCCGATCGTCATGGCCAGCTTGTTGGCGCCCTGCCCGTACATGAGGCCGAAGTTGATGGTCTTGGCGATCTTTCTGTATCCGATCAGCTCCTTCTCACGCGGGCTGATCACCTCGTCGGTCTCCTGCTTGTTCTTCTTGGCTTCGCCGATCCGGTCATCCTTGGCACGAGCCTCCTGAATCGCCTCATACGACGTACCAAACATCGTGGCGGCGGTGCTGGAGTGGACGTCCAGACCCGTCATGATGGCGTTGCAGAGCGTCGGGTCACCGGACATGTGCGCCAGGATTCGCATCTCCAGCTGCTCATAGTCACGAGCCATCAGCTTGTAGCCGGGGCTAGCGATATAGGCGGACCGGATGTACCCGGGCTGGTTCTGCAGGTTTGGATCGGATGACGACAGGCGGCCAGTACGAGCGCCCGTCTGGTTGAACGTACAGTGGATGCGCCCATCTCCATGAACCTGTCGCAGGAGGTTTACCGTGTAGGTCGAGAACTTCTTGTCCAGATCCCGATACTTCAGCAGGTTGTTGGCGAAGGCGCAGCCCTTACCGGCCCACGCCTTGAGCGCCGTCTTGTTGAGCTGTGGCGCCCCCGATTCCGTGTAGGAGATCGGTTCGTACCCCAGCTTCCTGAAGAACAGGTTCGCCATTTGGTCGTTGCTGTTGAGGTTGATGTACAGCTGCTGAAGCTGGCGACCAAACCACTTCTGGATACCCAGGATCTCTGCCTCCAACGCCGGGCCCTGCCGCTCCAGTTCCGTGCAGTCGAGCCTGATGCCCTCCCGTTCCATCGACCACAACACCTTAGTGAACGGAACCTCCGTCTTCACGAAGTAGTCCCATAGTGTGGGGTAGTCCTTGCTGTCCGTATTAGCGCGTAATAGCTGGGTACGCAGTTCCTTGAACAGGTTGAAGGTGGCGAACGCGTCAAGACCAGCGTAGTTCACGACCTTGTCCTCGTTGGCGGGGTCCAGCAGGACTTCCTCAAGGGATCGCTTACGCAGGTCCGAACCAAACACTTTCTGGAACGGCACCATCTCGATACCGAGGTACCGCTTGGTCAAGTCCTTGAGACCGTGCGATGCGTCGGAGTCGATGAGCGCGTGCATCACCATGGTGTCGTAGACACGGTAGTGGTTGCGGAGCAGGTGGCGGTTCAGGTCGATGCCGACGTTTAACAGCATCCACTGGTCAAAGTTGGCGTTGTGCCCGATCAGCTTGAGTTCCGGGTTCTCCAACAGGTCCTTGAAGTAGGGCAGGGCCTCCGGAAACACGACGTAACGATCGTTGCCCGAAGACATGGACAGGATGATGGCTCGGTCTGACGTTCTGGAGAGACCGGTGGTCTCAGTGTCGAACGCCAGGATCTTCTTGGTCGAAAGGATTGCGATCGCCTTATCGGCGTCCTGCGGTGTGCGTACCCGCATGGTATCGGGCAATAGCGTGAACATCGACATAAGAAACACCATAAGGATGAGGGTCAGCAGCGGGGGCCCCCACGTGGGACCCCCGCCACCAACCAGCCGCTGCTACTTCTCCCAGGGCACTGAGTCGACGTCACCTTGGTCCGGGTCCGCCACATGGGTGCCATCGCGCTCGATGAAGTACTGATCCACCATCTGCTGGACCGACTTCTCGTCACCCCACTCACGAGGAACCGGGCGGTTCATCGCCCTGGCCTGATCCTCAATGGTCATGCGGTCGAAGAAGATGAAGTTGAAGGGCTGGGTATTCTCCTTGTCCAACTGAGGATAGCTCTGCTGGGGTGTGAAGCCGGTGATGACGACGCGACTCGCCTTACCGACCGTCTCCTCCACGATCGTGAGATCGTAGTCCCACGGGCTCTCCACGGCCGCGGGGCGCACGGGCTTCCCACAGCCCTCCGAGAAGGTGGCCTCATCGCCCTCGCCATGGCGGACCACACACTCGATCATGTGTCCAGCCCGCCCGGACTTCCCGCAGTGGTGGCACTCCACCTCCTCGTTCTGGAGGCTGTACTCGATCTCCGGGTCAATCATCCGGTCATAGTGGTTGGCCAGCTGGCCGCCACACGACTGGCAGCTGTAGCCATACACGCTGACCATGCCCTTGTTGCAGGAGACACACCGGTTAGGCAGGTCGGCCAGCTGCTGCTCGAACGCCTTTCGGGCCGACGGCCACAGTGACCAGTGCAGACGCCGGCCGAACGTCTTCTTGACACCCTGGTTGCAGAGCTCACAGACAGACTGACCGAACCGGTTCTTGCCCGCGCAACGGACGTACTCGTAGTACGGGTTACCGGCCCTGGTCTTGCCCTTCTCGACTTCGTGGTAGTCCTCCAACACCACCACCGTGACGGCGTTGCTCTCGCCGGCCATCAACTCAGTCTTCTGATTCTCGATGGCGTAGTAGTACAGGAGGTCCGGGACCTCCCGTTGGCCGTTGTGCGAGTTACCGATGACGTTACGACTGACCAACCTGCCGGACTTGGCGTCGTTGATCTTGATCCACTTACTGTAGTAGGTGAACCACAGTTGCTCGGGGTTCTGCGGGATCAGGCGGATCCGGGTCGGGGTCTTGCCGGGGCTGAAATACTTCATGCGCATGGCCCAGTCGGGTGCGCGCCCCCCGCCACTGCCACCTCCCATCCCGCCGGGCTTGGGACGGCTCTTCATCAGGGCGTCGCGCTGGGCGGATGCTCGCTTGTAGAACTCTCGGAAGGACTCGTTGCTGCTTGCCATTTTTGGAACCTCACAGTTATGGGTGATGCCGCGGTTTCAATCGCGACCTTTACTTGCCCAGGAGACAGATCGTCCGGAGACACGGGAGCACTCGTCCCGTAGTTCCCTACCCTGACGTCCACACCCCTGAGTTGTCGGGATACAACGCGTGTGGCGTCCCTGCCTGCGTCGTCATTGTCGAGGAACAGCACTAGCCGGTTCGACACCCTTGTCAGCAGGGTCTGTTGCTCGAGCGATAGGGACTTGCCCAGCAGCGCAACCACATTGGGGTAGCCCGCCTGGGCCACCCACATGGCTGCCTTGAAACCCTCGCAGATGACCACCGGCTCCACCGAATGGTGGAGACTGGCCTCATAGAACTTGTTGAGACCCCAGACGATCCTGCCCTTGTGCAGCTCATAGTGGGGGTGGACCTCTTCAAGCTCCTGCTTGTAGATTTTGTACCGCGGAAAGTCGTCAACAACCGTCCGTCCTGACAGCCCCACCAAGTTGCCCAGGTGGTCCCGTAGCGGGAAGATGATCCGGCGTCTCGTGCGGTCAAATCCAATCTCATAGCGTTGCAGCACCTCCTCTGAGAAGCCCGCCCTCACCAAGGAGACGGGGCAAAACTCGAACATGCCCAGGATTGCCTCTGGCAGAACCGGGACATCGAAGCAGACCCCCTGCTTCTTTTGGGCAGTCGGTCTGACCGACTCCAAATATCGCTGTACGTTGGCGACCGTGCTGTTGGGCATCCCGAGCTTGCGCAGCAGCGCCGGCAAGGCCCAGCCCTCACCACACACATGGCAGTAGCTGGTCCCGGTCTGACGAAACCGGCCAGAGGGGCCAACATACACGTAGAAGGCGGGCGTCTTCTCCAGACCACCTTTGTGGAATGGACAGAACGCCGACAAGTTATCGGACGCGTTCATGACGTCCGAAAACCGGATCTTCTCCTTGAGGATCAGCACCACCTCCTCACGTGTCATTCGTCCTCCACGTCATCGAGATCCTCCGAGACCTCATCACGAGAAGCGTTCTTCGCCTTCATGTACTTTGCGCGCCATTCGTTGACCGCGCTCTCCAGCTTGGCCGCCTCCTGGCGAGGCGGTAAGACGGGCTTGGCCGCATCCTCATCAGAGTCGTCACCGACCGCATGCAGGTGCTCGCCCACATAGTCGAAGTTGACGCACGGCACGGCGGCGATCGTGAACCCGCTGGCAGCGGTTTCGCGACAAGCAGCATAGTGGATGGACAGCTCGTTGACCCGCTTGTTACGAACCAACCGAAGACCCAGGTCACAGTCCATGACAGCGCCACTGTTCATGGCGATGCTGGCGGTGCCCCGGCTCTTCGTGTACTTCATGGCGGCACGCTCATTTTCCTGCAGAATCGCGAGCATCGGGATCTTGGTGCTCTTGGCGATCTGTTTGAGTTGCCGGCTGACCAGCGACAGGACCTTCCAGTCCAGAGCGTTGGACTTGGCGTCCGGCATCTCCAACATGTAGCTGGAGTCCAACATCACGAAGTGGGGCTTATACAGGTCGATCTTGCGCCGGATATCGTTCGGACCGCCCGGGCTACCGTCCGGCCTGTCCGCGTCCGTGAAGTACAGCTCCCCACCAAAGTCCGGACCCGTCGTGCGGTTAACCACCTCCTTGATGGCCTCCTCCATCTCTGGAGAGATCTGCCCCTTGCGGTACAGCCCATAGTCGACCTTGGCGATCAGGCAGTTGATGCGCGTGCGGATCGCGTCCCACCGCATCTCCTTGCTGTAGACCAAGATACGCTTGCCTGCATTGAACAGGTGAGCCGCCACGATCAACCCGAACCACGTCTTCATGGACTTGGGCAGCGCCCACACCATGATGAAGTCGCCGGGCTGGATGCCTCCGGTGTCCACGTTCATGCGTTCCCACGGGAACGGCATGCCCGTCATGCCGGCCCCCTTGATCACTTTGTTCAGGTCATCGAGGGTCTGCTGCTTGGCGACGTCCCGGTACCGGACGTCATTGCTGCTGCGCGACCTTTCCTGTAGCTCCCCCATCTTGCCGTACAGGGTCGTGATGGCGCCCGTCACATCTTCAGTGACGGACCCCAAGAACTCCTGCAGGTATTTATCGGCCTCGCGCCTGGACCAACCGTCCAACACTTTCTGGCACAGGTCCTGGAAGTTCTCGACCGGGCTCACCATCTCCAGGGTCGGCATCGTCTCCTGGATCTCCTGCTCGCTCGGTACGTGGCCGAAGTTGTGCTGTCGCGTGTAATGCGACTCAACCTTGGCCCACAGGTTGCGCCCGTCCATCGTACCGAACACCTCGAAGCGTAGGCCGCGCTCCCGGGCCTTCTCGAACATATCGTTTGGCCGACCTTCTGTGCCCTTGATGATCGCGCTCATACACTGAAGTTCCCAACTGGCCATGCAACACCTCCATAATTATTAGCCACTAATACCCTCAGATATCCGTGCCTCCTGAACCCAAATACTCCCGCCGGGGCGAGAGTGGCTGATCGGCCGAGCCCATCTTGCCGGCCACCACGCCCTCGATCGCTTCGATCAGGCGTTTGGCCAGATCGGCCACTTCGGGATGGTCCTCCAGCCCTGACAACTGGGCCATCCCGAAGCGCCGACCTTCCAACATGAACCCCACCTCAGCCGACACGGCACCCAGGGAGTTGACGGTGATGGCGTACGCATCAACCCCGTCGATCCTGCACAGGCTGAGCGGACGCATCGCTACTCCTTGTCAAAGTAGGCTGCGTACAGCCGGGTTCGGATGTCCTCGTCGTGGCCCAGCAGAGATTTGCCGATGCTGTCGCGGGAAGCCTCCCACACCAGTTCGTACGCAACCTGCTGCGCCATCTTGATGCTCTCTTCATCGGGGGTGCAGGGGAGACTCACACTGGAGTGGACCTCCACGCTGTACGGGATCTTGTCCCACGTCCCCGTCCCATAGTAGGCGGCGTCCGATACCTTGGTCGCCACGCTCATGTTGACGCGGGCAGCCTGCTCGACCGGCACCGTCAACAACGCTTCCAACACCTGCTTTCTCGATTCCATTCGGTGGACCTGTTGTGCCTCTTCACGAGACTTTGGATCGGTTGAAGACCGCGTAACCGTGACGACGAGTGACGCGTCACCCGCCGCCACCGACACACGCCCGCTCACAGCTTCACCGTGATCTCTTTGGGGCCGTCCACCTTGGGCCTACCCTCCACGATCGTCTTGGCGGATGCCACCTGATCGCCCGGGATCGTGCCGTCCATCACCAACCGCTCCAGCGTCTCGGCGTCGATCTTCTTGATGACGCCGGGGATCAGTTTGACGCTATCCGGAAGTTTGCCGGCCTGGTAGTCCACCGATTGCGGAGCCCCGCTGCGGCGAAACGGACCCATCGTGAGGGGTCCGGCTGGAACCTGGCTGCGCACATGTTCCTTCGCTTCCGCCAAGCTGGCGTTGTACTGATCGGAAAGTTCGAAGAAACGGTTGAACACCAGCGGATTGTCGCTGATGTGGTCCATCAGGTCTTGACGGGCACGCTCGAAAGTAACGATCTTATCAGCCATTTTGCTTCTCCATACGGATTAGTTGGTCCGCCAACCTGACGGCAGACCAAATGTGTTGGCACGTCGAGTCCCAAGGACTGGTCGGATCGGATGGATCCGTCTTGGACAAGTCCTGTAGGGAGTTCGTCAACATGACGGGAACTGGGTAATCGACGTACATACCCTTCATATATGCTTCTACCAATGAACCCGCCGTGTTCTGCACGTTCGGGGCCTTCGTGGGCATCAGGCTCTTGGCCGCTGCCTGTCCACACGCCACCGCCACCTTGGGCTGGATGGCGTGGATCTCTGCATGTACGCGATTGCTACACTTCACCACCTCCGGGTTTTTGGCCAACGGGACAACCTGCTCACCGTACAGTTCCCGCGGGTCGCGAGGAGGGCATCCAGTTACAGGGGTGTAGTAGAACTCCCCTGGATGCCGGCCCAAGTACATCATCAGCAGGTCAAGAACTCGGCTGTGGCCGGTGCCAGGAAACGTCCCACCACCAACCTCGCCAGGGTCTAGCCGATCCAGCACGAATACGACCGAGGCGTTCGGATTACCCGAACCCCTGATCGAGCCGCGCCGGTTCCTGTAGAGAGAGCACTCTTTACACGCCGCGTACTTGGCGTGGATGCTCCAGACGTCACCTGAGATCAACATACCGCATACCGTGCTGCGCTATCGCGCTCTTGAGGCTCCTGCACATACCCCAGCACGGACCGATACCCTTGTCCTCCAGCACCACCACTAGCGGCTCCTTCTTACCGGGATACCGCCTCTCGATCCTTCCCTTTCCTTGTTGGAAAGCCCCCCACGCTTTGAAGGGCGTGGCGAATATGACGGTATCGAGCGCCGCAACGTCGAGACCTTCCCGGGCTACCTGAAATGTCGCAAAAGATACGTTGGATTGCCGGATTATCTGGGCTCGTTCCGCACCCGGAGTCTTACCCGAGATGGCCCCAGAGGTCAAGTTTTTTGCACCACCGACAGGGCCGAACAAATTCTTCAGTGCTTCTGGGTGCTCGGCACTGTGGGTCAGGACCAGAACCTTGCGTCCGCTCTCGGCTGCCTCCAAAGCCATCGAGATGATTATGTTATTTCGTGCGGGCAGGGCTGCCAAGTAGGCGTAGAGCTTGCCGACCGAGAACTGCCCGGTCCGGTCCATGATCTGCCAGGCGTCGGGCGGCAACTTAAAGGGCGTGGTCTTGAAGTAGGTGGTGGCGGACAGGTCTCCCTGCAGGTCCGAGTGAAAGATCTCACCCACGTGTGCGTAGTAGGCGCCCTCAAGCCCGTCCTCCCGCTCTGCTGTCGCGGTCAGTCCGTACCTGCCCCCGAAGAACAGGGGGGCGGTCTTTAGGAACGTGGTGGCGGACAGGTGGTGGACCTCATCGAACACCACGGTCCCGAACCGTTTGCGGATCTCCATCGGTATCTGTTCGGCTCGGTTGGCCAGGGTGTGGATCATGGCCAGGACGAGCGGGCGATCCCACTGCGCCTTGGTTCCCTGAACGACCCCAATCTCCTGCTCCGTCAGATTCAGGAACTGGGTGGCCCGTTCCGCCCATTGGTCGATCAGGCCCTCATTGTTGACGATCACGATGGCGGGGAACCGCCGATCCGCGATCTTCTTGAGGGCCAGCACGGTCTTCCCCTTACCGCAAGCCAAGTTGAGGATCCCGTACCGCGCGGGCTGGAGCTTGGACCACGCCGCCTGTTGCTCGGCGTTACGGAGGTTGATCTGATCCCCGAAGTCAACGTCGTCCCACGTAGGACTCAGGTCCACCTCCTGCCAGCTCTGAACCTTCTCCCTCCAGTCCGCGTGAAGGTGGCGGCTCATTACCAAGTGATACCGCTCCTGCCGAGCCAACTGTATCTGCATGACCGCACCAGTCCGGTTGTTGACGGTCTGGACGACCGCCGTGCGCAGCACAGCCTGCGGGTTCGCCACCAGCTCGAGCGGTATCCACATGTCCGCTGACAGGACGGTCTGCCCGGCGGCCCCCTCACCTCCGTCCTGCTCTGGTACGTAGATTAAGGGAACGTTACTTTTTGGCGTTACCGTCGCCATCGGGTCCTCCTATGGTCTGGCGCATCACCGCCAACACGTCGTTTCTGGCACTCAGCTCCAGCACCTCCGTCCTGGGCCTGCCGTCCAATCTCAGCACCAACGACACCATCGCGTTAAGCAACTTGTCGTACTGGTCGGCAGGTAGGCCCTTTGAGCTGAACGTCTCCAATATCCTGACAGCCTGGGGATCCTCGTCCGGTACCTCCAGCACCCGCAACAACTTTCGAACCGCTGCCTCGGTCGGTGTGCGGGAACCAGACTCGTACTCCCCCATCATCTTGCGGGATGGGCCGCCAAGCTGTTCAATTCTCCTAGCCGAGAGGCCGCGGCTTTCCCGCAGCTCCCGGAGGAGTTGGCCCAGCGAGGAGACCCTCGTCACGGCCTACACCACAATGAAACCGGTCGGCCCTTCCAACTGGGGCGCGACAGGCCTAACATTCTCCATGTTGTCTTCTCCTTTCCCATAACGTGGATAGTGAGGATCCTGCCAGCTTATACCAGAAATACCACAGCAACTGTGAGGGGTTACAGATGAGCAAGCTACCGAGTGTCCTGGACCAATACGACGATAACGGACTGCTGTTGCGCCGGACCTTCGATGGTAAGGACATTCCGGCAATCATCAAGACGGCCGCCGATCTTTCTAATCCGCGGGTGCGCCATGATGACGACTACGCGCTGGTGTATCAGGGCGAGTACGGCAAGGAGTATAGGCTTCCCGTCGCGGACGCGGGCAACGCCTTGGCTTCGGCGCTCTACTTTGCCGAGTACGGGGACGCGCTGCCGGCGGAGCACCAGAAGGTAGCGGCCGCTAACCTTAAGACTGCGTTGGAGTCTTTCGGTTTTGAGGTCCCGGAGCGCCTGACCAAGACCGCCGCCATCGAGTTGGGCCGTACCGGAGAGGCCGACAACATGACGTTGGAGGCGCTGTTCGGTCTGCCCGACAACACCATCGAAGAGGTGAAGGGGGCGTTCGACGGCTGCAGTCCGCGTGGCAAGCGCCGCATGATGCTGCAGGTCAAGGAAGCGTCGGCCCAACTGCCCAGCTACATGCAGGACTACGGCCGCAATGAGATCGGCACGGATCTCGAGGCGTCGTTGGATCTCCGCAAGCTGGTGGTGCTGGAGAAGGAGGCGACGGCCAAGTTGAAGGAGCTGCTGGAGAAGTCGGCCAGCATGGATCCGGACCTCTTGGCCAGCGAGATCGAGGTCTTCGACATCGAGCACAACCTCACGCACCTGTACGGCAGGGTTCTGCCCGATCCATACGCTTCGGTGTTCGGCACCGGTTTCGGGCAAGCCGTGAAGACCGCGTCCGCGGGACCGCTTGAGATTGACGGACGCCACTACTCGTCCGACACTATCGAGGCGTTCGCCAGCAAGAGCGCCGACCGCATCAAGGATGCGTTTGGTGACGACTTCGCTGACGAGTTCTCACGCAGTCCGGTGTCAGTGCTGGCCAGCCTGCCCGTGACACACCAACAGGCCATCGCCCGGATGATCGGATGATCAAGTTGTCGGAAGAGGCGGTATCGGCCAACCCGCTCACCAAGCGGGCTGCCTTTACGAACCCGGCCACCCACTCGCTCGTGCTCGGGCTCATTCTCCTCAAGGAGTTTGGGCCCGAGTACCTGGCGTGGGAGCCGGAGACCGTGTGGACCGAGGTCGAGAAGACCTGGGGCACTACCGTGTCGGAGATCAACAAAAACAAGATCCAGGCGGTGCGACTCTGCTACGTACAGGACACGCCCTACCGAGCATGGGAAGTGTTCGAAGACATGGCGGCTGCGCTGAACGGCGTGATCCCGCGGTTTGACGCCTTACAGCGGCCGACTGCCGCCCATGCCGCCGCCGCGCTCGATATGATGCAGCAGATCCGAGAAACCCAGCTCATCAGTGATCAGATCTACCGGTACTGTGCGGCCGTTTTGATGGACACGGGTGTGGTGTGGGGTCCGGGTCCGTTATCACCGTGTAATAAATATCTGACCCCCATGGTGGGGGAGGCGCTTCAGAACCGGGTGGAATCCGCAGTTTCTCGCGGTAAGGTTCCGACCTTCGACGGAACCAACGAGGATGACACCCAGATCATGAAGTCCACGACCATCAAGGACTACTGCGACTTCATGTCCCAGCAGCTCCTCCACCAGATGCGGCAACTGATGCCCTAACGGGAGACCCTCATGGCGGATGGAGTCAATCTAGGGGATCGGCGCCCACGCGCCCGATCTATCGGACGTCCAGAAACGTTCTACCCGAGCCCGTTTTTCGATATCGCGCAGAACTACATCCCACGGTCCGTTAAGGACACGTTCGATTGGTGTCAGTTCTACCAGTTGACCAACCCGCTGATCAGCAACGTCACCAACAAGATGTCGACGTACGCGATCACGGACCTGGTGTATGACGACGAAAATGAGGGTGTGGTTGACGAATACAGGGCGTTGTTCGAGAAGCAGTTTCGTCTCAGGACCTTTCTGGTAGAGACGAATTTGGATCGCTTTACCTACGGTAACTCGTTCGTGTCGGTCTCGTTTCCGTTCATCAAGATGCTGCAGTGCCGGCATTGTGGCGTCTCCAAGGAGGCCAGCAAGCTGAAGTATCAGTTTCGCGGTTTCAAGTTCGTGATCGACTGCAAGGACTGTGGGCAGTCCGGTGACGCCCTCGCCAAGGACGAGCCGGTCAAGAATCGGATGAAGATTCAGCTGATCCGCTGGAACCCCAAGAGCATCTCACTCAAGCACAATGAGTTGACGGGCGAAACCAAGTACTACTACTCGATGCCCCGCCAGATCAAGAACGAGATCATGCTGGGCAAACGGGACGTCCTGCAACAGACCCCGCAGGCCTTCATCGACGCGCTAGCTGCCGGAAAGGCGATCAGTCTGGACTCCAACAAGATCTTCCATGCCAGACGTCCGTCGGTCTCGCGGGATCCGTACGACAATGGCTGGGGCGCCCCCATGCTGCTGCCGGTCCTGAAGGACGTGTTCTTCCTGCAGGTGTTGAGGAAGGCGCAGGAAGCGGTGGCGATGGAGCACATCGTGCCGATGCGCACGATGTTCCCGCAGATTACGGCCGACGGTAACAATCCGTACGCCCACATCAATCTGAAGGACTGGCAGAAAGAGGTCGAGGGCCAGATCAAGAGGTGGCGTCAGGACAACAACCACATCCCCGTCATGCCGGTTCCGATCGGAACGCAGACGATTGGTGGTCAGGGTAGGGCCATGCTCCTGTTCCAGGAGTTGCGTGCGATCTCTGACGTCATCATCGCGGGCATGGGGGTGCCGACCGGTTTCGTGTACGGCGAGGCCATGTACTCGGGCGCCAGCGTGAACATGCGGGCCCTGGAGAACGAGTTCTTGGGCAACCGGCAGGACATGTTGCGGCTGGTTGAGTTCGTCCGTGACCGTGTCGCCACGTTCTTGGACTTGCCGGCAATCCGCCTGCGTTTCAAGCCCTTCAAGATGGCAGACGACATGCAACGCACCCAGATGCTGATGCAGATGAGCCAGTCTGGATACGTATCGCGCCGCACCATGCTGCAGTCGATGGATTTCGACTACGCGACTGAGATGGAGATCATCCAGAGCGAGATGTTGGACGCGCAGAAGAACCAGCGCAAGCAGGCCATCGCGCAGGCGGAGACCCAGGGCGAGGCCATGCTCGCCAGCACCAGGTACCAGATTGAGGCCCAGCAGGCACAGCAGCAGGCCGCGGCAGAATCGCAACCCCCCATTCCTCCGGGAGGCGCCGCCCCACCAGAACAGGTGCCGCCCGAGCAGGCGCCCCCACCACCCGAAGAGGCGGCACCACCTCCAGCGGCCGGAAACCAAGTGGTCGATCTGTTCGCGGAAGCCAAAAAGATCAGTAGCCAGCTAAAAAAGATGGATGAGGTTGAGCGGTACCAGGCTCTGGCCCGCATCAAAGCCCAGAATCCAGACCTATACATGCTGATCAACCAGGCCGTGGCTGGAGGGAACGGCAATAACCGTCCCCTCCAGCCGTTGCCCGAGAAGCTACCCCCCAGGGCTGGACCCGGTAGGGCGCAGATTTAGACCCATCAGCATGATGGACCTGTCACCACACCGATCGCACTTCCCCATCTGGTAGTGCGTCGATGGAATGTCATAATGGCGGACGCATTTTGGGCACACCCAGAGGGCTGTCCACGACTCGAAGTGGCGGCAGTCCCGGCAGTCCTTGGGATCCGCGCACCACCCGTCCTTCAGACTACATCGGGTCCTCATTACTTTTCCGGGTCGAGCGCGTCCTCGACGGCGTCATCAAATTCGCCCAGGCTTGACATGCCGCAGCCGGGGCTCCACTCGACTATCGCCTCAACCCTGTTCTTCATGGTAGACTCCTCCTGGAGAGCGGATAAAGTTGGATAGACGTGTGCTCTCCATCATTCTTATACCCATGCAGAGACCCGAACTTGCCAGGAGGCCAGGATGTCAGTTCTAGACCCCGAGAGAGTCATGCGGACTCTCGAAGACCGGGTGGCGGACAGGATCAAGTCGTTCTTTCCACTGAAGGGTAAGAAGCAGACGTTGGTTGTTCGCGACGTCTATGCCGGCAAGGATGTGGACGTCGATGATATCCACGAACAGAAGAAGGCTCGCCTACGGGGGAAGACCTGGTCGACCGGCGTGTACGGAAACATCGATCTGGTCGACAACGCTACCGGAAAGGTCGTGGACAGCGCCGACAGCATCAAACTGCTCAGCCTGCCCAAGATCACGCGTCGGTACAGCTACATCATCGAAGGCAGTGAGTATCAGGCCGACAACCAGTGGCGGTTGAAGTCTGGCGTGTACGCCCGCGAGAAAGCCAACGGGGAACTGGAGACCCAGTTCAATCTGGCGAAGGGGCGTGGATTCCGCATGGGGTTCGACCCGCAGAAGCGGCGATTCCAGCTGTCGTACGGCACCGCCAATATCCCGCTCCTCCCAGTCCTCCAGGCCATGGGTGTGCCGGACGAGCAGATCCGTAAGTCGTGGGGCGATCAAGTCTACGCGGCCGCGGTGGCTCAGAAGTCCAAGGGCCAGCTTGTGAAGTTGGCCAGGGCGTTGGAGCCCTACAAGTCCGTGGACACTGACGCGGACGCCATTCCGATTATTCGGGATTCGTACGGTGCCACTGTCCTGAACCCCGACACCACCGCAATCACGCTCGGTAAGCCGCACGACAAAGTGACGGGCGACGCCCTCTTATCATCGGCTAATAAGTTGCTGGGGATCAGCCGGGGTGAGCAGGAGGTCGATAACCGAGACTCCCTGCGCTTCAAAGAACTGTGGTCGATTGAGGATCACCTGCCCGAGCGCATCCAAAACTCCGCTAAGCGGATCCGTCTCAAGATGATGAACAACCTGGACCGAAAGAGTCAGGTCCGTCAGATCGTCACCAACGACGTGTTCAACGTTCCGGTCAAGGCGTTCTTCACCAGCACGTCGCTGTCCCAGCAGACCAGCCAGGTCAACCCGATCGATATGATCGGCGGATTCCTCCGCACCACCATCATGGGCCCTGGTGGTATTTCGAACGAGAATGCGGTCGGCATGGACGCCAAGATGATCGACCCCAGCTTCCTGGGATTCGTGGATCCGGTCCACACCCCTGAGGGCGAGAAGTCGGGTGTGACGGGGCACCTGTCGCTGGGTGTCTCTAAGCGTGGTGTGGAACCGACGATTCGCGTGTGGGATACGGCGGCGAAGCAGTACACCGACAAGACTCCGACCGAATTGGCGCTCAAGAACGTGGCGTTCGCGGACCAGTACCTGTTTGCGAAGGGCAAGGAACCTCAGATCCGCGGTAAGGTCGCGACCGTCATTCCTCCGGGTGGTTCGGATCCCGTGGTGGTGGACCCTAAGGAAGTGGGCTACATCCTGCAGTCACCTAAGACCGTCTTCTCCATGACCGCCAATCTGGTGCCTTTCTTGGCGTCCGACCAGGCCAACCGCGCCGGTATGGCGACCCGTCACATGGAGCAGGCCATCTCCCTAAAGAACCGGGAGGAACCTCTCGTCCAGACAGTCAGCGGCAACCCAAACGAGCGCTACGGTACGTGGGAGAAGATCATGGGGTCGTTGAACTCCCATGCCGCCCCCGTATCTGGGAAGGTCGAGTCCATCACGTCTGACTCCATCACGTTGGTGGACGCGGACAAGAAGAAGCACGTCGTGCAGCTGTACGACAACTTTCCGCTCAACGACGCCAAGGCCTTCATCTCCAGTACCCCCACCATCAAGGTGGGGGACACGGTGGAGAAGGGGCAGTTGGTGGCCGACACCAACTTCACCAAGGGTGGGGCGCTCTCGATGGGCATGAATCTCCGTATCGGATTCCTACCCTACAAGGGGTTGGTGTTCGAGGACGGCATCGTGATCAGCGAGACCGGGTCCAGGAAACTGACCAGCGAGCACCTCCATAAGTCCAGAGCCTATCTGGACAAGGAGATGTACCTGGGTCTCAAGAAGTTCCGCGCCAACTATCCGGGCGTCGTGACGGACGAGAACGCCAAGAAATTGGACGAGGACGGCGTCATCAAGAAGGGGGAGATCGTCAACCCCGGCGACACCATCATGACGATCCTGCAGAAGTCGGATCCTTCGAGTGAGCAGCTCATGCTCAGGGGCATCCACAAGGCCTTGGTACGCCCGTGGAAGAACAAATCCGTCACATGGGACAAGCCCTACTCAGGCGTCGTGACGGACGTGGTGCGTAACGGCAAGGAAGTGCAGGCCTTCATCAAGACTGAGGAGCCCGCCGATATTGGCGATAAACTTTCTGGCCGCCACGGCAACAAAGGTGTCATCACGGCCGTGATCCCGGACGAGGAGATGCCGAAGGACAAGGACGGCAACCCTCTCGAGATCATCGTGAACCCTTCGGGCGTTCCGGGCCGCATCAACTTGGGGCAGGTGTTGGAGACCAGCCTCGCCAAAGTGGCGGACAAGAGGGGCGAGCCCTACGCGGTCGACAACTTTCAGCCCGTCGACGGCAAGAAGATCATTCAGGTCAAAGGCCACTGGCGCACCATCAAGAAGGAGACGGGCGAAGTGACGCGCACGTGGGTTGACCCGCATGAGCGTGAGGTCGGTTACCACGAGCTCGTCAAACAGGAACTCCAGGCCAACAAGGTCAGCGAAACGGAAGAACTGTTTGACGGCGTGACCGGCAAGAGCCTTGGGCAGGTTCTGGTCGGCAAACAGTACATCATCAAGCTGATGCACCAGATCGACAAGAAGTTGTCGGCCCGGTCACACGGCTACGGCAACGAGTACGACCAGAATCTCCAGCCCAAGGGCGGTGGCAAGGCGGGCGCACAGCGATTTGGTGAGCTCGGCTACTACGCCATGCTGGCGCACGGGTCCGTCCACAACCTCCGCGAAGCCGCCACTTACAAGGGCGACAAGCAGCAGGATGAGGTGTGGACGGCCCTACAGGCTGGTGAGCCCCTGCCCACCCCGAAACCATCGTTTGCGTACCAGAAGTTCCTAGCCTACCTGAATGCGGTGGGCGTGAACGTCGACAAAGAGGGCAACGAGCTAATCGTCAAGCCCTTCACAGATGCCCTGATCCTCGCCCAGTCCAACGGAGAACTCACCGATGCCTCCAAGGTGGTGCGTGGTAAGGACCTGAAGCCCGAGAAGGGTGGTCTGTTCGACGAGCAGGTAACGGGCGGTCCCGGTGGAAAGAACTGGTCCCACATCGTGCTGGCGGACCGGATCCCCAATCCTCTATTCGAGAAGGCGATCGTGTCACTGCTTGGCCTGCGGGAAGCGGATTATGACGCGGTAATATCTGGAGAGAAGGGGTACACCAAGGACGGGAAGCTGGTTCCGGCCGAAGAGGCCGACAAGACCGGTCCCTCCGCCATCGTGGAGCGGCTCAAGAAGGTGAAGGTCGACGAAGAGTTGGCCTCGGCGCTGGAGGCCGTGAAGACGGCGCGACGCACAGACCTCGACCGCGCCAACAAGAAGGTCAAGTACCTGCGGGCCCTCAAGAACACAGAGCTGTCGGCTGACTTGGCCTACACGCTCGGAAACCTGCCGGTCCTCCCCCCGGTGTTTCGCCCCGTCAGCACGATGGAGGGCGGTGACCTCAACATCGACGGCCTCAACATGCTGTACCGGGACGTCGCCCTGCTGAACGGTAAGCTCAAGGAAGCGGAAGGTGTGTTGCCCGACGAGGCGGTCGCCTCTCTGCGCAAGGACCTGTACGACGCAGTGGACGCGCTGATGGGCACGCGCCCCGACAGCGAAGGGGGCAAGACCGAGGACGGGCAACCTAAACCGCCCGGTATCCTAACGATCCTGTCGGGACGCTCCAGCCCCAAGACCAGCTACTTTCACGACAAGCTGATGGACCGGCCGCAAGACCTGTCCATGCGCTCTGTCATCGTTCCGGACATGACGCTGGGTCTCGACGAGGTAGGCATCCCACGCAAGGGCGCGATGAAGGTGTACCGCCCCTTCGTGGTTCGTGAGCTGGTACGGATGGGATACACGCCGCTCCAGGCTCGGGAGGAGATGGAGAAGAAGACCGCGCTGGCCAACAGGGCGTTGGATGTGGTGGTGTCGCAACGACCCGTTCTGTTCAAGCGGGACCCCGTCCTCCACAAGTTCGGGATCATGGCGTTTCGCCCACGTCTGCATGATGAGCTGGCCATCCACATCCACCCGCTGGTGACCGGTGGCTTTAACGCCGACTTTGACGGCGACGCCATGGCGATCTTCGTGCCGGTATCCAATGAGGCGGTGCAGGAAGCCTACAAGATGCTTCCGTCCAACAACCTCTACAACGCCGCGACCGGCAAGGTGATGTACCAGCCCTCCATGGAGAGCCAGCTCGGTCTCTACCTGATAACGCAGTTCGGTAAGGAGACGGGCAAGAAGTATGGGTCGGACAAGCAGCTGATGGACGATGTGAGGGCCGGCAAGACCCTCATGACGGACGTGGTGACGGTCGGTGGCAAGAAGACGACGGCCGGCCGGCTCTCTTTCTACAACACGCTGCCCGAGTCTGTCCGCGACGACTCCTACCTCACGGATCCCACGCAGGTGATGGGCGACAAAAACCTTCAGAAGGTAATGCGCAAGATCGCGACCAAGCAGCCGGGAGAGTTCGCCAACGTGATCGACAAGATCAAGGACCTGGGCTTCAATCACTCCTACGACATCGGCTTCTCTTTCGACCTCAACGATTTCGACACCCTGCGCAACATCCGTCAGGACGCCCTCAAGAAGGCGGAGGCGGAGGTACTGAAGATCAGGGCATCCAAGATGACGCCTGCTCAGCAGGAGGCCAAGATCGTGGATGCGTACACCCAGGCCACCAAGGACATGAGCGTGGAGGCCAAGAAGGTGCTGGGTAGTAAAGGCAACAAGCTGTTCGCGATGAACCAGGCGGGCGTCAAGCCGAGTTGGGCGCAGCTCCAGCAGATGGTGCTGGCGCCCATGCTGCTCCAGAACGCCAAGGGCCGGACCATCCCGGTCCCCGTCACCAAGTCGTACGCCGAAGGGCTCGATACCTCCGGCTACTGGGTCGCCAGCTCCGGCGCCCGCAAGGGGTTGGTCGAGAAGGTGCTGCAGGTCCAGGAACCGGGCGCACTGTCCAAGCAGATCGTCAACACGGTGGTGCCGTACGTCGTCACCAATCCTGACTGCGGCACCAAGAGCGGTATCGCGTTGGGCGTGGACGACTCGGACCTGGTGGACCGGTACGTCGCCAAGGACACGGCTCTGGAGAAAGGCGGGGTCATTCCGGCCGGAACCCTCATCACCCCGTCGGTGGTGGCGAACCTGAAGGCCAACAAGATCACCAGAGTCGTGGCCCGCTCGCCCATGAAGTGCGAGTCACCGAAGGGGTTGTGTTCAAAATGCTACGGTCTGTCGGACGGTGGCCAGCCGTTGGCGGTCGGCACCAACATCGGCGTGCTGGCTGGCCAGGCCATCGGTGAGCGCGGCACTCAGCTGTCGATGAAGTCATTCCACACCGGTGGTTTGGCTGGGTCGGGGAGCAGCGTGGTGGGTGGTTTGGAACGGATCTCCGAGCTCTTGAAAATGCCGAAGATCCTGCCCAACGCCGCCACCATCTCGCACGCCAACGGAGACGTCACCAAGATCGAGAAGAGTCCGGTAGGTGGTTGGGACGTATCAGTCGGTAATGAGACTCACTACGTTCCTGCCAGTCGCTCACTCCTGGTTCGGAAGGGCGAGAAGGTCAAGAAGGGTCAGCAACTCTCCAGCGGATCGATCGATCCGCGCGAACTGCTCGAACAAACCAACATGGAGACGGTGCAGCGCTACATCTCCGACGAGATCCACAAGGTCTACGCGGCCGAAGGTATCAAGCGTCGTAACGTCGAGGTGGTGACCAAGGCGCTGACCAATTTGGGGCGCGTAGAAGACCCGGGCGATAACGACCAGTTTATCCGCGGCGACTTCATCTCGCTGAACCACGCCCAGTCGCTGAACCGGGAGAAGCAGCACGCCAACCCGATTCAAGTCTCGCCGGTCCTGCGAGGAACCGAGACCTTGGCGCTCGACCAGTCTGATGACTGGATGGCCCGCATGCAGTATCGTAAGCTCAAGGAGACGCTGACCCGCGCCGCCAACGAGAATTGGAAATCCAACATTCACGGCGTCCACCCCACCCCGGCCATCGCGTACGGGGCGGAATTCGGCCGCAACACGACGGGCGAGGGTCCGTACTGATCGGGAGTTCATGCGGATCGAGCTTGCTACAGTTCAGGCCGTGAACGTGCGGGACTACACGGTCGACGTGTTGACCGAGCAGAATAGCCATCCGTTGATCGGAGTCCCCCTCCTGACCCCGCTCAACCATCCGGACCACATGGGAGGGATCAACTTCCTCCCAGAAGTCGGGTCCAGCTGCTACATCTGTTTCCCGGACGACGGAACCTACTTTGTTCTGGGGTTCTTCATCAAGGCCGGTGTGGTGGATCCGCTGGTCAGCCCTGGCCCCAATTTCACGGCAAAACGCGAACCTCTGGAGCCGGGCGACATCTGCATGGCCACGGTGGACGGGAATCAGGTTGTGCTGCGGAGAGGTGGGCTGGTTCAGATCGGCTCCAACGGGCTCTGTCAACGGCTCTACATCCCGGGCCGCAACATCATCCGCGACTACTTCCAGCGATACCACGCCATCAGTCCGATCGGAGAGATCGACTGGGGTCACGCGCAACTCGTCAAAGAAGAGAACCTGGCGGACGGCAACACGTCCGTGGCGGTCCGCTACAATATCCGCCGGATCCTCCAGGAGGACGTGTCGACCAAACCCTACACGCTGGAGATTCGTTTCGGGGTGCTGACAGAGAAGAATCTGGACAGTGATACGGACGAGAAGAACCACCTGTTCGCTAACCCCGGATTCAAGGCGCAGGAAGGTACCGGAGTATCGAATAGTGCGGAAGGAACTCTCAGCTTCACGATCTTCGACCACAACGACAACGCCAACAAAGTGGTGTACGCGTTCCAGTTGAGTCGGCAAGGCGACATGTTTCTGATGTCGGACGGACACGTCCACATGGAGGTAGCGCAGACGCTGTACGTGTACGCAGGGGATCACATCACGATCGAAACTGCGAATAACAAGAATATCGTCCTTAAGGTAGGGGGAGGTGGAAAACTCTACCTGGGTAGTGGGTCTGCCTCCGAAGACGCGATATTAGGGAACCAACTACGCACCCAGTTAAACGCGCTTATCGATACGTTCAATAGCCACACCCACGGAACTGGCGTTGGGCCCAGCGGTGTTCCCGCCCCGCAGGCTTCCAGCATCACTACCGCCGTCCTATCCACGCACGTCAAGGTAGCGGGGTAGCTGAATGCCGTTGTCACAGCCTAAACTCAAAGACTCCCTACGGATCATCCTAGATAAGGACTACCTGGGATTTTCTGGATTCCCGACCACTTCTGCGGAAGTTGGATTGGCGTGGGGAGAAGCGTTGAACAAATACTTTGAGGACATCGCGGTCCCCGCCGGTATAACGGGCGAGCGTCTAGCCGCCGCTAAATCGGCTTTCGCCGTCATATTCGTTCCCACGTTCGCTGCACCGACCGCGCTCGCACTATTCTCGACCGCCATGACCGCCTACGCGGCCACACTAGTTGCCGTCCCGGCACCAATTCCTGGGGCTCTGCCCCCTCCTGCCCCGCTGACGTTGAACCCCCTACCCAATACAACTAGCGCAGAGGTGGCGGCCAACACAATCGCAACCGCGGTAGACGTCTGGGCTAGGACAGGAACACTTACCTTACCCCCGGCAGCCCCGGTACCTTGGTCATGAGGTCCTGCTTCTCCGTACCAGGCCTAGCTGTTAGCATGTGCTAAGTTGACCGCGTGCTCGCGAACATTACGAGGTAATACGATGCAGCTCACCCGCAAGATTGAAGGCCCCAAATTTGAGAAGGTGGCGGCCAAGTTCCTATTGAGCGAAAACCCAACGACTTACGCGAGTGAGCTGCTGGCCCACCTGTACAAGCAGCACCCCTACTTGGGCCAACACCAGGTCAACCTCTCGATTGAGGGCCAGGACGACAGTCTCGGCTACATGTACGGCATCTTCACCGTCAAGGCGGCGGATGAGGCGGCCGCCGCTGCACCCGTGATGGGTATGACCTCCGGCATGGCGCCACAGTCAGCCAAGCCCACCCTGAGGATCCCGGTGGTGGTGGACAACAAGAAGGTTCATTCCTTCGACGTCTTCATCACGCCGGAGGGCGCGTTCATGCCGCTCAGCGAGACCCGCGTGGCGGCCGCGTTGTTCGAAGCCAGCCCGTACGGAAAGGCCCCGTTCTCCGAGCAAAAGTTGGTCGCCGATGACCAGAAGCAGGACTACCGTACTGACGCGGGTCCTGGTACTGAGATGGGCCGCGCCTTCTACATGAGCAAGATGTCGTCGGTTCTTCCGAGCGTGCTGAAAAAGCTGGCCTCCCACATCGACCGAGACGCTGCTCAGGCCTACCTGGACAAGTTGTCTCAGGACCACGCCCTCGTGTCGGCCATCAAGCTGAACCCGCAGTTTGCGGACGCGATCCTCGAACTAGACCAAGCCTCCATGCAGAAGACCGCTTCAGCGGAAGACCTGGATGTCGATGTGGACGTCGCCGTCTACAGCAAGGCCCCGGGCGGTTACGACGTCCTGTGTGGATCGTTTGATGGCAGCACCCACCACGTCAAGCTCAGCAACGCACAGGCTGAGCAGCTACCGGTGGACTTTCGTCAGGCTGTCGTTGAGCACGGCGTCGCCATGGTGGTGAGCCGGCAGCACGCCCCGCTGGAACCGGTCGAGAAGACCGCCTCTTTGCGTGACGTCGAGGAGACCGGCATCTACTCGGTCATGAACAAGGCTGGGTCGGCTCAGCGTGCCGTTGTGATCCGCGAGGTCATGCGTCTCAACGGAGATGACGCCACCAGCCTGTTGGTCATCGGACCTGCCGGGACTTCCTTGCAGGAGAAGGTGGCGGGCGTGCGGTGCGGTGACCTGGACGTATCGGCAATCAAGGGATCGGAACCGTACGGTGAGGGCGTGTTCGTGACCCCCAAGGGAGTGATTGAACCCGTCAAAATCGCCAGCACCATTACGCAACGTGGTGAGGTGACGTACCTGTACGAGCATCCTTTTTACGGAAAGGGTCAGCTGAAGCTGGCAAACGTCAAGCGTCCCGTCCACATCAGCGGATCGGACTTCCTGTTCCCCAAGGACGCCAAGTTCGTTCCCACTAACCCGGGTCTGGGTTACGCGCACGACACCACCACGGTCGACAAGGTGGCGAGCCGTCGCGACCTCATCAACAAGGTTCAGCTCCTATCGGACGGCTCAGAATTCACGTTCCGGGGCAGCCCGCTGGGCGACCACAAGATCGAGAACGTCAAAGAGGCGCAGGCGCTCCTGACTCTGGGCTTGCTCGGGGACTCCCCGGTGTCGGCGCTCGACAAGATCGCCAAGGCCAAGAAGAGCGGGGAAGTGACGTTTGTGGCGAGCCGCCAGTACGGCAAGGCCGACAAAGTCAAGAAGGCGGCGGCGCAACCAATTGACGTGAGCAACATTCGCGTAGATCTTACCAAGGAAGCGGCAGCCTTGTCGGGTTCCGACACGGTGGATTCGGTCCTGTCGCTCAACTTCATTAACCCGGAGAACATCCAGGGTTACATCGACTGCCTGCCCGATTACGAGACTGCGGTGCGCAAGCTAGCTGAGTTGCTGATCGGTGTCCGGCTTGGTCTGTCGGACGTTCCGGAGTCAGCCGTGTCGTCGGCCCTTCAGGGCATGGAACGCGCGATCATCGGCCTGAAGAAACTGCAGATCAGGGTGGGGCTGGAGAGCCGTGCGTGAACCACCAGCCGCATGAATACTGGCTCAAGTACATGCTCCTATTCTCCGGAGCCACGCTTGACCAGATCGTACAGGCGGCTCGTCTTTATCAGATGGTTCCCCCTACCCTCGAGTATCTGAGGGCTCTGAGGGGCCAGCTCAACGGGACGAAGCCGTCTCCATTCCGCATGAACAGCGGCGCTACCCGTGCGTGGGTGCGCCGTCAGCGCATCATGTCGATGGCGAACAATGATCCTGCGGCCACGGAGGCGAGGGAGCTATTATCGGATAATAAGCTACGCCCAATCCTAGAGACCCTCTTGATGACGGACATCGACCTCAACAAGGTGGTGGCGCACGTCCACACCATGACGGGGCGTGCGGTGTCCAAAGAAGTGGTAGACCGGTTCAGACACTATTTCTGGAACCGCGACATCATGTCGTTGGCGGACTGGATGGCGTACCTGGAGGACCATCCAAATGGCCGCGACCTACTGTCCTGCAGAAAGCAGGGCGAAGAGTTTGCGCTGTGGAAACTGGGTCACAGGGTTGAGTTGTCCAAGCAAGAGATCCTGCAGACCATCATGCACGAGTCCGCCATGCGGTTCGTAGAGCTGAACAGCTACAGCAACGGCATGAAGACCGCGATGGCGGCTAAGTTCTGGGCGGACAACGTGTTCAAGTCAGTGCAGGCCTTGGACCAGACGGGCGACTCCGTCAAACAGGTGGTCGACAACCTCCGAGAGGTCGCCATTAAGCTGGGTCGTCGAGAAATATCCAGCGTCGAAAAGGTCAGGAAACTTCCAAAGGAGTAGCCGTGGACGAGGCCTTGATGCAGATGTTCGAGGGCGTGGTGCAGGACTTCCGTTCAGGCGGAATTGTGGTCCAGCCTCCCGCGCAGTTTGTGGAGTCGGCCAACAAGATCCCGGGCGTGCGGGCTGAGTACCACGTCGGACCCGTGAAGGTGCAGTTTCATTTCTGGGGAGACCCAGACTTTCCGGTGAACCTGGAGGCTGGGATCAGGTCAGCCCTACGAGCCTTCCCGTCAGATTCTGTGGTGGTTGAGTACGTCCCAGAGGTCGAGAGCTGGTACACTCACGTGAACGAGCCGCCGCTCGGCACGAGCCCCGAGTTGGCCGAGCAGCTGATCAAGAAGATCTCGGGAGCCCTCCAGGATGGCTGAGAAGAAGACCCCGTATTGGAAGCAGGTGTTGGTGGCGGCACCAGCGTTCGGGGCCAAGACCCTTGTGTCAGACCTTCCAAAGGGTACGATCGAACACGTTGTGGAGTCCAGGGTCAGCGGATCCAAGCTCCCGCTCAGCACCCTGATCCGTCAGGGCGGTATTGGGCGTGGAGGTGGGCGCGCCCTAGGTGGTGCCCTCGGGATCCTGACGGCGCCCCTCTACCTAAAGGGCCTGCAGATGGCGGGCTCTAAGGACCGCAAGGAACGACTCAAAGGCTTGGGTCTCATCGCCGGAAGTGGTGGCGTAGCCGTCGGACAAAAAGGCCTCGTAGAAGGGTTTCGGGCAGGCAGAGCCGCCGGGATGGCCGTACCCGCTGCCTTGGCGCAGGGTGGTAAGATTGGTCTGTTCCGCGCGGGATACAAAACACCCCTCTCCCTCCTGATGGCCTCCAGTCTGGTCAAAAAGAAGAAAGATCAGTCTGCCGCCAGCAAGTACCTCAAGCCCGCACTCATGGGTGGCGCGCTGGGTGGTTTGGGCAGAGGGGCTGAGAGTCTGTTGACTCAGACGGGAGCCCGCACCCTCAAATCCGCGATTCCGGCTGCCGCTGGCGGCGCTGCGTCTGGTTTGCTGGGAGGTCTGGTGCTGGGCGGTGCGGTGGATCTGGCCACCCGCATGACGTCCAAGGGCAAGGAGAAGAAATCCTCCCATCCACTGGCCTCGGTCTTGGCGCACGTCCCAGAAGACATCAGGTCCGACGTAGAGCAGTGGGCGACCGACAAGCTCTCTGAGATGGAGTAGAGCGGATGAGTCTGCTGCGCTACATCATGAAGCATGCACAGGTGACGCCTTCGGCCGCCAAGCCGGAGGACAAGCCAGCTGTCGAGCGCGGCAATAACGTCCCCACCATGAAGCCCGACTTCAAGCCGATGGCCCATCAGGAGGCCGCGGTACAAAAATTATTCGATAATAAGGGGCGGCTGATCCTAGCCCATCAGATGGGATCCGGTAAGACGCTGACCTCGATCTACGGGTTCGAGAAGATGCGCCAGTTCGGCAAGGCCAATAAGGCGATCGTCGTGGTGCCGGCGGGTCTCCGGGAAAACTTCGCAAGAAGCGGTGTGGAAAAGGCGACCAACTCTTCGTTTCAGGTTATCGGATCGTCCGAAGAAAAGAACCGGATGAGCAACTATGTTCGTCCGGACGAGGTCGACCCCAACAAAACCTACACGATCGTCTCGTACGACCAGATGAGACGCGACCCCGTAGGTCTGATGCAGCGAACTGGTGCCGACACCATCATTGCGGACGAGTTCCACAAGACCCGCAACGACCGGTCTCAGGTGTACCGGTCGATGATGCAGGCCCGACAATACGCCACCAACTTCATCGGAGTCACCGCATCCCTGATCAATAACCGCCCGGATGAAGTTGCCAAGCTCCTGAACTTATCAGAGGGAGGACCTCCAGTGTCTCCCCGAGACTTCATGAACCGGTACACCCGGACGGTCGGCACCGCGGAGGGGTTCGGGGGCAGCAAGAAGCGGGTCATCGGGATCAACAATCCTGAAGAATTCGCCATGAAGGTGGTGCCACGGGTCGACTACTTCGAAACCGGAGACATTCCTGGCGCTGCAATGCCCAGAAAGGACGTCAAGAATGTGTACGTCCCGATGTCTAAGGAGCAGTACCACCTGTACAGGCTGGCGCTCAATAAGCTGGGGCCCGTGCAAGAGTACATCACCCGGCGCGATCCCAACATCACGCTGAAGGACGCGGACAAACTGTTTACCCAGTTGACGCAAGCACGGCAGATCAGCAACTCCATCGCCATGGGTCGCAAGGACGTGTCGGTAGACCAGGCGGCTGAAAGGACTCCGAAGGTCCGCAAGGTGCTGCAGGATACGGCCCAACACCTGCAGGACCGCCCCGACAACTCCGTGGTCCTGTACAGCAACCTGATCCGCGGTGGCGTGGACGTGCTCTCGGCTGGACTCAAGAAGGCCGGTATCCCGCATGCGCTCTTTATTGGCGCGGGTACTGAGTTGGGGGACGGAAAGGTCACCAACGTCAGTCGCTCGCAGGGAGTCGAAGACTTCAAAGCCGGTAAGGTCAAGGTGATCGTGTTGTCGGGCGCCGGCGCAGAGGGGCTGGATCTCAAAAACGCCACTGCCTTCTATTCGCTTGACGGTCACTTCAATCCTGAAAGGATCATGCAGGCAGAGGCACGGGCTCGGCGTCTGGGCGGGCAGGCCCACCGTCCTCCAGAACAGCGGGTTGTTGACGTTCGCCGATATCAGTCGGTGGTCCCGGCGTCAGAGCAACCCGGTGTATTCGGAAAGATGCTGGGTAAGAAGACCCCACAAACCACTGACGAGTGGGCCTACAACGTTGCTGGACGAAAGTTTCAGACAGCTCGCCAGTTCTATGACGTGATGCACAAGCCCACCAAGTACATTCGCAAAGAGTACTACACCAGGCGGGACGGGACCCGAGCGATCCGCTACACCTACGCCCAGCAAGTTAGTCAGCCGAGAGGCCTATTTAGGAAGTTGTTCGGTCCAAAGGACACAGCCACCGCACCCGTTAAGCCGCTTGTTGGGTAAGAGGCCACATGAACGCGTACCGTAGACAGAGAATCCTAAGCAAAGTGGCTTCCCGTCGCTCAAGACACGCGTACGAGAAATCTGCCGGATTGGCCTCTATCGCCAAATTGAGCAACCAGGAGCTGGCCGCGTTGCTGCGAAAAGCCCTCAAAAACAAGCCAGCGATCGAGAATGCCCTGGGGCAAGCCCTGAACCGGTGGCCCAAGTACCATAACATGATCATTCAAGCTCTTTCCTGAGGTCGGTCGTGCCGTTCACTAGTGAGAAGCAACGCCGCTTTATGTTTGCCGAGCACCCCCGTATCGCCAAGCGCTGGGCCCACGAGAACCCAGAAGGCGACGAGGGCCTCCCCACCTACGCGCATGGGAAGACCACATCCCCTGACCTCAAGAAGCGCTGGGAAAGGTTGAAGGCTCGTCGTAGTATCGGTAAGCCTCAGGAGGGTGAAGAAATGAAGTACAGTGACAAGGGGGTGGCCGCCCCATCCAAGGGCCAGAAGTACGCGAAGAAGAAGATGGCTGGCCTGTCGGACCTGATCAAGAAGGCGCAGCCTTCTGGCCCCGTCAATGTCCGCGAAGCCAGCAATCCCAAGATGAGCTGCATGACCTGCAAGTACTTCACTCCCCTGTCGGGCAACCGCGCGGGCCCAGGTATGTGTGGTGTGGGGTCGAGGCCCGTCCCCGTCAAAGGCACGGATGTCAGCGATTCGTATGAGTCGAAGGTGGTGTGACATGATGGGAAACAAGGAAAAGGCCAAGCTCTTGGCCCGTTTCGCCAAGGTTAAGGAGGCCGACGGTATGATGCCCGAGGCCGAAGATGAGGGCGAGATGGAGAACGGCAGCGTTGGCGGAGACCCCGCCGGGATGCTGTGCCAGGTTCTCGGTATGCTGTTGGCGATGCGGCAGAACTATCACTCCAGCCACTGGCAAGTCAGCGGTCCCAACTTCTATGGCGACCACCTGATGTTCAGCAAACTGTACGAGTCTGTTAGTGACGACATCGATACTCTCGGAGAGAGGCTGGTGGCCAAGTATGGAGCCGACAAGGTTGACGGCGCCAAATTGAGCCAGACGCAGGCCCAGATTCTCATGGATCTGGCCCAACAGGCGGACCCGGTTCAGCGCGGTATCTCTTCAGAGAAGGCGTACCAGGCTCTGGTCAAGAGCGTGTACGAGGCCCTGAAGGAGATGGGTGCGCTCTCGCTCGGCTTGGACGACTTCCTGATGGCGTCAGCCAACACGCACGAGACCAATGAGTACCTACTTGGTCAACGTGCCGGCGGTACTGGCGGCGGTGTCTCGATCACAATGCTGCGAAAGGCCATGTAGCCTGAATACGGGGTATCCGTGGTAGACCTGAGCGAGCAGATCAAGAAGGCGGCGGCGGAGCTCCGGGTCAAGTCCCTCAAGGACATCCAAGTGGAGACCGCCAAGACGTGGGCGGGGCGTGCCTGCGTGGCGGCCGGTATGGGGCGAGAGCAGGACGCGATCGAGTACGCCCATGAGGCCATAGAGCACGCAGCACTGTCTGGCAAGGAAGGACTCCTGACAGACATTCGCGCGTCCCTGCGGGCCTGCGGGGTCGATGTCTAGGAGGCTGGATGAACCAGTACGTCCGGAAAGAGCTGAACCCTCCCGGACTGCGATTATCTAGGCCCGGTGAGCCGTCATGTGCTGATTGTCAGCACGCCGTGTCCGGTATGGCGGATGCGCACTCCGGGGCTATGACGTGTCGAGCTGGTCATCGAGATGTCCCAGTCCGCCAAGACTTTCTGTGCAACCTGTATGAGCCCGCGGATGGTGAGGATCAGGACTGAACCGTCACGGTCCACTTCTGCACCTGCACCCGGGCACCCGGGATCATGTGTCGGACCAGCTGTTTGACCGACTCCTTTTCCGCGTGGGCGAGCGGCCACCTGATGTGTAGGATCAGGGTATCGCCTTGCTCCTCGTAACGATCCAGTGTATTGCCGAGGGCGCGGGACAGCATCGCCACGACCCCGGAGAAACGCGTGTTCAAAGTTCACCCCCGGCAAACCCAACAAGTATCCGCCGCATCCCTGGAACTCTTTCCGTCCGAGTTCACGAGCCACATCATGCGGATGCCGCATGAAGGGGCGCTGGCCCCATTCTCATTCACCGGTCGAGAGTACCTGATACCTGTCTACGATACACCGCACCCGCGGGTGCTGCTGATGTTTGCGCGTCAGTCCGAGAAGTCAACAACCCTCGGCAACAAGATCTTGGCGCTGTCGTGCCTGCGTCACCACTTCAAGTCCCTATTCGTGAGTCCCTCACAACAGCAGACCGAGGTGTTTAGTCGTGACAAACTGTCGTCCCCGCTCAACCTGTCGGAAGACCTGCGCACGTTCTTGGACAAGAGCGCCAACAACGTGCTGTTCAAGCGGTTCATCACCGACTCCAGCGTGACGTTGAGGTACGCGTTTCTTCACGCCGACCGTACGCGCGGTATTCCGGCAGACGCGCTGTTCTTGGACGAGATCCAAGACATCTTGACGGACGTGATCCCGATCATCGAGGAGTGTATGTCGCACTCCCCCTACCAGCTCATGACGTATTCGGGCACCCCAAAATCACTCGATAATACGATCGCCTACTACTGGAACACCTTCTCGACCCAGAACGAGTGGATGATCCCGTGCGACCGGTGCGGTGGTGGTGACTACCGGCACTGGGACGTGATCGGTTACGACAACATCGGTCCTGAGGGACTGATCTGCAGTAGATGCAAGAAGGGTATCGACCCTCGGCATTCAGATGCCCGGTGGGTATCGCAGAGGTCTGCGCGGTGGTTGCAAGCACCAGATGGAATTCCATTTGAGGGGTACCGGATCCCCCAGATCCTGACCAACTGGGTCAACTGGCCCAAGGTCCTGGACAAGAAGAATCGATACGGCAAGGCACAGTTCTACAACGAGGTGCTGGCGCTACCGTACGACTCCGGCGACAAGCCCATCAAACGGGAGACCCTGCTGGAACAGTGCAGCGGCATCTCGTTTGCGGATTCCGTCAACTTCTCGGGCAGATCAACCCTGTACATGGGAATCGACTGGGGCGGCACCACCAACGCGGGGGGTGGTGAGGAGGGCGGCGTTAGGAAGTCCGCCCCCGCCAGCAGCTACACCGTGGTATCAATCGGCGGATATCTGGGCGGCAAGTTCCAGTACATCTACTTCCGGCGGTTCGAGGGTGAGGAGGCGGTCATGGACAACATGCTGCCCGTCATCATCCAGCTGGTAGATCGATACAAGATCTCGATCATCGGTACCGACTACGGCGGTGGCCTCCACCCGAACGACCGTCTGATCCGACAGTTCGGTATCCGCCGTGTGGCTCGCTATCAGTACGTCAATACCCGCAAGATCTACTTCAACAAGGACCTGCACCACTGGATGGTCAACCGGACAGAAGCCCTCATGGCCCTCATCAACGCCATCAACCGTAAGGACGAGATCCGATTCCCCACATTTAGTGACTGGGAATTCCCTTTTGCGCAGGACCTGCTGTCAGTCTTCACCGAGTACAACAGCTCCAACACCCAAATGATCATCACGAAGGCGCCGGGCTCCTCTGACGACACCATGCACTCCATGATGTACTGCTGGCTGGCCAGCATGATCGAGCACCCACGGCCCGACATTCTGGCTGCGGACCGAACTCACTAGCCCATTACTCGGTAATGTCTGGACGAGCTTTCAACTTCGGACGGGCCGGTGCTACCATGCTGTAGGTTGCGAGAGGTTTACCGTGGACCTAGAACAGTACCTGCTTTCAAAATCTGCTTGTGGCGCTGACTGCGGTTGCGGGTGCGGCGGGAAAGTCGATCCCGACACCTTGAAGATGTACGGCCAAAAGGCCGCCACGCAATTTGTGGGGGAGCAGGTCCCCATGAACGACTCCATCGTGCAGATGGCCAAAGAGGCCAATCTGAACCACGAGCAAGTTAAGCGCGTGGTCGAGCACGCCAACAACCTGGCCTTCTCCCAGATGTTCAAAGCCGGGTTCTCTCAGAACATCACGTTCCCGATGGCCGACACCTCAGTGGTCATGCAGAATCTGGAGGCGCCCATGCAGGTCAAGCAGGCCAGTGTCGATATCGTGAAGGGCAGCAGGTATGTCCCGGGTCAGGAGCGTGTGTCGCTGGAGGCAGCGTTCGGCTACAACTCCGTCACCCGCGCGATCGAGAAGACCGCCGCCCCTGTCATTGACCGTCATGACCTTACGCGCCAGTACCTCGACAAGGTCGGGGCAGTCCAGAAGATGCAGTCGGACATGGAGATCTTGGCCGATTCATTTGAGCTGAAGATGGTGGCGTTGGACCGGATGGTCAAGCAGGCTCAGACCGAAGGTTACTCATCCGAGGTAATTGGTTCTTGCGTGGACGCCGCCAATCCTTCCAGCATCATCCTGAACTACTTGGGCGACCGCTACGGTTCCGCCATCTCGGTCGGATCGATCCACAAGCTGGCCCAGATGGGCATGGAGATGGTGAGCAACCCGATCACCGACTCTGTGGTGACCCTACAGAACATGCAGGAGCAACTATTTCAGTTGAGCTCCAGCATCGAGCGGGCCCAGCAACAGGTTGGTTTGATGCTGCAGACCATGCAGGCGCCCCAGCAACAGAACTCGGCATCGCGGTTGTTCTCGTCGAACAATAGCCCCGGCCCCTCTCGGCCTACTCCTGAGGCTCCCCAGGCCACTGTACCGCAACCGCAGGACCAAGCTCCCTTGGAGTCCTACTAGGGTGGTGGATGAGCAGTCTCGTCAAAATCGCAGATAACACACGCGCAGCATCCGATCTCAAGAACTTGGTGGCGTCCTGTCGGGCGGAGTACCGAGGACTAGATCAGGAGAAAACGGCGGCCGTTCTGGAGAGAATCCTGGCGGCCCCTGTGCGCGCTGTCGGCAGGAGGGCCCTTAACGTGCTGTTGGGTCCAGTGGCCAAGTCGGGTCCGTTCAAGGGATCCCGTATGGTCAGACTGCCCGGCAAGGCAGGTTGGCGGTCGATCAGCCAAGGCGAGTTCCAAGCCATCCAGGCTGGACGTTCTCCGGGCAGGGCAGTACGGATTGATGCGAAGGGCGGACCCGGTTTCTTCAAGGAAGTGCATGGCCGCGGCGGGCTTGTCGGTGCCGCGCGGCGCAATCCCGGAAAGGCCGCGTTGGGTGTCGGCGGCGCGTACTTGTTGGCCACGAGCCCGGCGGCGCGCGAGATGGCGAAGGGCTTCCTCCCTAGTAAGCGGGAGAACCCGGTGGCACCAGAGGTTGAACAGATGTTCGCCGGTCCCGCCACCCCACCGATCAACCCCATCGCCCGCACCGATTGGAAACCCACCTCTTTCACCATGACCAGGTAGGAGCACCAGATGAGTCGTTTTAGCGAGATCGTGAAAGAAGCGTCGAAGCGTCCTGGTGGCGTACCTAGGACTCCGAAGGGACAGGGCGGAATGTCTGGTCTCGCCGACGTCCTCAACAAGAAGTGGGGCGGGCCTTTCCCACACTCATCGGGGAAGCCCTTTGACGCCGTCACCGAAACACTGATCAACCAGAACCCGCGCGGGTTCGCCAGATTGAAGTCTGTCTTCACCAGTCCTGCCGCTCGCCGGTTCGGGATGTATGGTGCGGGAGCCCTCGGTGTCGTTGGAACGGTAGCGGCGGTTGACGCGATCCGAGATTCGCTCGACAAGAAGATTGGCAGGGAAAAGGCGTTCAAGAACATGATCAAGGAGAACCCGACCCTCGCCTCCGGGAGTCCGGCTCACGTCAAGAAAGTGTTCAACACCCTCTACACCTTCAACAAGGACATGGCGAAGGATCCGTTGGTAGCGGGTTCGTTTACCCGCCGGTCTCTACAGTTCAGGGAAGAGGGCCTCCAACCGATGGACATCAAGACGTTGACCGAGATCCGGAAGCACATGAGCGATAGTAGGGGCGGCGGCTCGGCTGCTCGTGGAGTGGTTGGCGACCTCGGGACGATCAGCGGACTCGCCAGGTTCGCGGGTTAGTGAGGATCTGATGCTGAGCGATCGGAAAGATCGGATCCTGCAGAAGTTGGCGCAGATGGGTCCGCCGCAGGCCAGTATGATGTCGGCGGGGGCTCCTCAGCTCGTGGCTCCTCCACAGAACCTTGGGGTCACCAACCCGCCAGCACCCGTTCCGTATGGAGGGGCTCGCCCGCCCATGCAATCTCCGCTCAACATGATCAGCCCCAACACCCTAAAGACACCGGCCGTAAGGGCTCTGACGGGCAAGTATCGTTAATGGAGGCCCGCGCATGCTGAAACTGATCACACTGCCGGGCGTCAGCGATACCGGGGACATCTTGATTCAGGCGATCTTTCCGGGAGCTCCGCTTGTCAAAACGGCTTCCGCGGCCCTCCATCCGGAGATTCAAAAGTACCTGGGCGACCTGAAGTCGAAACCTGAGAAACTGTACGTGCTGGTCAACGCGCTGGGCGCGGGGGAGTGGTACGGCAGCAACATCAACGGCGACTACTTCGAGGAACGGGAACTCAACACACCGCAGGGTTCTGAGTTCGGGTTTCGCACGTTCTTGGACTCAGGCGTCTACCGACACCACGTCAACAAGGACATTAAGAAATCGTTCGGCAAGGTGATGGTGTCGGTCTACAACCCCATCATGCACCGAGTCGAGCTGGTCATTGAGATTGACCGGGCTAAGGCTGCGCAAGAGGGCCACGGGGATCTGGTTGACCAACTGGACGCCGGCAAGAACCCGGCTGTCTCGATGGGCTGCCGGGTGGCGTTCGACGTCTGCAGTATCTGCGGAAACAAGAGCAAGACCCGCAACGATTACTGTCTGCATGCCAAGACAATGATGAATCAGGTCCTACCCGACGGTAGAAAAGTGTATGTTCTGAACCCCAACCCCAAGTTCTTCGACATCTCCTTCGTGCTGATCGGGGCGGACCGCACCAGCTACGCAATGGCAAAGGTGGCGTCGGTGTACGGCGTATCACCGGGTAATATGTTGTCGGCGGACTTGGCGGAAGAGTACGGTTTGCGGGATCGCTCATCCGTCACCATGCTGGCGGAAAAGCTGGCCAACAAGCAGAAACTCTCCAATATGGTCAAGAACCTGCCCGCCATTTCGGCCAAGGTGATGCCCGGCATCACCGGACAGGAACCCAACCTACCTGCTGAACTGTTGGATCGGCTGGCCCAAAAGCCTCTCCCCTCCGTCACCACTACGCTGTCAGCCTCAGGGATCGTCTTGAAGCCTGCCGAATACCAGCGTATCGTTCTGATGAAGATGGGGCAGGCCGACAAGGCCGCTCGTCTCGCGAAACTTGGGTCGGTGTTCCGCCCCAACGGGCATGCCGATCACTCGATCCGGTACCTAGACGCTCGGCACTACGACGTGGACGTTCGGGATATGGCGATCCCCTACTTGGAGAAGAGGTCCGCCTTCGATCCCGTTCTCAGTCGTAGACTTCAGAAGGCCTCGGCATCCTCGCGCACGCATGAGCAGTTTGCAGATGACGAGTTGCTCGATAAGATCGCATCTGGGTACAACGGTTACCGGGAGCAGATGTTGGAGAACATCAGTACCCTGGTGGCCACAACAACGGGCAGGGATCCAACCCTGCTCACGGCGCTGTCTGGCGCAGACCTCGAAGGGATGTTCTTGGGCAACGGTCTGGCAAAATCAGCGGAGGTGAGCCCCCCGCAGGCCCTGCTAGGCGCGGTACCATGGGCATACCTTTACGGAGCCTTCGGTGGAGGTTCTGGGGAGGGTACTGACAAGGCAGAGTCGTTCGTCGCTAAGCACCCGCTGTTGGCGGCGTCCATTTTGGCTGGCCTCGGGAAACTGAGTGCTGGCCTGGTGAAGGCAAAGTTGGTTTAGGCTCTAAGGTAGGGCCTGTTGCCAACGACCGGTACTGCGCCTAGGCTGTTTCGGCGGTCCAAGATGGTCAGCACCAACAACGCTGTGTGTTACACGAGGAGTTACAGATGAACGAGATTCTTGCTCAAGCGTACGGTACCCGTGAGAAGTTGGCCTCGGCCGTCGAGAAGACCGCCGAGGCGGCGCTCCTGGACGAGCTGGTCAAGGTTGCGGAGGCTGAGGGCGTGGACCTGAACCAGCTCGACGACAATGACATCGCCGAGATCCTGGCCAGCGCCATGCAGGAGGCTGCCGCCGAGAAGACGGCGTCGGCTGAGGACGAGGGCCTGTCGGATGTCGACAGCGCCAAGCTCCAGGAGGCTGACTTCCTGGGTCGCGTGATGGCTCACGCCATGTTCGACGAGATGGCTAGCATTCAGGACGGCGATGTCGAGAAGACGGCGTCGGCTGAGGAGCAGGAGTTCCTGCAGGCCTTCGAGTCGATGGCCGTCTACAAGGCCAACGAGATCCTGGCCGCCGTTGGCGTCGAGGAAGCGGGCGAGCACGTCAAGACCGCGGCTCCGTACGAGGTCGAGGACGACCAGCTCGCGACCGCCATCATCGAGCGCGCCGGCGAGCTGCTGGACGAGGCTGGTTGGGATGTCGATGCCATCGCGAGGGCGCTGGAAGGCATGTAAGGGTCTTTGCTCAACCCATCACCTGGTAATAAACTGGTGCGGTGGGTTGGGCGGACGATAGCCTCGGTCGCGGCCCACCAGGTAGTCGCTGAGACTGGGTGGTGGGCCGCGACCGGACGGCAGGAGAGGTCGGGATGTCATCGAGTAAACTGATCCAAAGCCTGATGGGCGCCAAGCCGGTCACCAAGACCGCGTCGGCTGAGCCCGGTCTGACGGACCCGGTCTACGTTGAGAAGTTGGCTTCCGCCGTCGACTTCATCCACGACCACTACGAGACCTTGGACATGGCCAAGGTGGCGGCGGCCAAGAGCGTCCCTGCTGCGGAAAAGATGCCGGCTAAGGAGATGGAGGTCACAAAGGCCATCACGGCTCCACCGGTTGACGACAAGATGGCCGACAAGGTCCGCGCATCTCTGGCGGAGAGCCTGAAGAATCGGCTCAAGAAGAAGGAGGCTGAGGCCTCCGTACAAGACGACGCAGTTGTCCAGTCAGTGCTGGGCAAGCTGTTGCGGATGCGTGCTGAGGTAGAGGCTCCGGCCGAAGAAAAGGCCGAGAAAGCCCCCGAGCAGCAGTCGCAAACTGAACCTGACTCCCCTGTGGAGGAGGAGACTGAGGTCAAGGCCGCCAGTTTGGCAGACTTGTCCTTGGCGGACGTACTGGAAGGTGCGCTCCGGGCCAACGAACTTGAGGAGGGCGTCTCCAGGGAACGCTCGAAGACTGCAAGTGTTCGTGGCGAAAAAGGGCCAACGGCCCGCAAAGCGGCTGTCCAGACCCTGAAGCAGGGCTTGATGGCCAAGTTCGGTAAGGAGGCGTAAACACATGGAACGGTTGGATGAAAACTCCGTCCGTCAAGTCCTCTCCCAGGTGGGTCCGGTTCTCCGGGCACTCGTGGAAGAGAACGTGAAGCTAGCGAGTGCTTTGAAGGAAGCGCAGCGCGCCGAACAGGCGGAAGAGATCGTGACCATGATGGATGCTCGTGGTCTCAGCGATAGGTCGGTTCCTTTTAAGCAGAAGGTGGCAGCTTTGCTATCTTCTAAGAAGGACCTCGGCGTCGTCAAAGAGGCTCTGGCAATCGTCACCCCCGACATGTCCTTTGCTTCGTTGTCGGATGTTCCGGACAACGATGCCACCGACACGCTCGAGGGCTACCTGCTCTCGGGGCAGTAATCAGTAACTTCGGAGGTTCAAAATGGCAGCTAAGACGATTAGTGCGACTCGTCGCCGCAACGTCACGCCCACCTCGTCGATCCTTCGGATCGTGACGCGGGATGTGGACTGCAGCGCGTTTCCTGTAGCACCTGAGGATGGTCAGTTTGTAATCACCGCGGGCGACACCGCGGGCACCGGGTTCAGCGACTGGGCTAATGGTACGCCCTACGTGTTTTCGGATGCGACTGCGAACAACGTGACCGCTGAAGACGCGATTGGCTCAAGCATCAAGATGGTGTGGTCGTCTGCTCTGCAGACCGACCGCCAGGCTCTCGGCAACACCAAGGTGCCGGTGCTCTTCTTGGGCGGCGTGGAAGTGGAGTGCCAACTCCTCAATGCTGACGACAGCCTCGCGCTCAACCACGCCAACTACTACCCGGCCGGCACGTTGGTGACGGTCAAGAAGGCGTCGTCGTCTGTGCAGGGGACTGCTAACCGTCTGGTCATCAACCCGCTGGCGTCTGGCCACTATGGTTGGGCCGTTGGCTACGTGACCAAGACCACCAGCGACACGGCGGCGGACGGTAAGTCCGTCACCATCATGCTGTACGATCAGCCCCGCAAGGTCGGCAACTTCTAATCCTAAGGAGGACACACAATGAACCAGAATGTACCAGGAGAGGTCCTCAACGAGCTATTCTTGACGAAGCTCGACACTGAGGCCGGCAAAGAGAAGATCGCTCAGCTGGGCTCGGACTACATCCGTGACCGTCTCCGTGAGGAGTCGTTCTCGGCCAAGGTCCTGGCCAAGCGTCAGGTCTCGCGTTCGGAGCTGCAGGTCAGCGTCAACCACGACTACTTGGTCAAGATCGTTGAGATCGAGCCCCAGAGCCGTGCGATGTCGATGAGCTTCCGCGGTCAGCCGAGCGTCAAGTACTACACTGGCGATCGCTTTGAGTGCGCGTTCCACACCGTTGGTTCGCTGCGCTACGAGCAGACGGAACAGGAGCTGATGGCGTACTCGATGCCCATCACGCAGATCATCCGTCAAAACATCGTCAACGACATCGCTGAGGTTGAGGACCGCGTGTTCCTCGGCCACATCGAGTCGGCGTGCCAGGCGCTGCAGAAGGATGCCAACAGCATCGCTCTGACCGCGGCGTTCGCGGATGCCACGGCCTTCACGGCCCGCAACGTCGCCAAGACCTCTGGTGGCGTCAAGGAAGTGGGCAAGGCCAAGGGCATCGACGCCATCGCCAACACCGCTGCCGCCAGCGATGCTGCGGGTCTGTCGGAGAACCTGATCTTCCCCGTCCAGAAGGACGACATGATCAAGTTGTTCCAGCTCTTTACGGGCACGGGCAACCGTGGTTCGCGTCTGCGCTGCGATCAGTTCCTCATCACCGACACCGACTTCGAGGACATCAACTCGTGGGCGCTGGCGGACATGGGCGACAAGATCGTGGGCGAGACCAGCGTCGACGGTTACAAGTACTCGACGGTGATCGGCCGCAAGTTCATCCGTACCCTGAAGACGGACATCCTCCGTCCCGGCAACATCTACGCCTTCGCGGCGCCGGAGTTCCTGGGCGGCTTCATGGTGCTGAACAAGCTGCAGTTCTACGCTGACAAGGAGCGCAACCGCGTTTCGTTCGAGGCGTGGGAGGACATCGGCATGTACATCGGCAATATCGCTGGTTGCCGCAAGCTGGAGCTGTACGCGGGTGCGGTTGAGGTGGCGGCCACCAATACCGCGACCGAGTCGGCTTACCGCGCCAAGTACCTGCCGGTGGCTGAGGATCAGCTGGGCAAGAAGAACAACCTCGTCGCCGAGGGTGGCACCTTCCCGAATATCCAGCAGTTCTAAGCTGGGGGTCCTGATGGGTGCGCCCCGTACATCCTGGTGGTGTGCGGGGCGTACCTGTTTCCGGGGATGGTTGGGTTGACGACCAAGTCACTGATAGACTGGGTGCGGATATTATCCTAAAGTGGCGTGGCCATTCACGGCACATAGGAGTCGAACGTGATTTACGTCATCACCAACCTGATCCACACCTCTGGCGACCAGCATCGTCGTGGGCATCGTCTTCGCGAGTTCCGCAAGGGGCGCGTTCAGATTGGTCCTCGTAGCATCGATGAGGGCAGGTCCGCCTCCTTCTCGGAAGAGATGTACAACCAGTACAAGGAGCGGATCGACCACTACCAGCAGATCGGTATGATCAAGGTGGTGTCGTTCGGCGGCCCGGACCCCGTCATCCCCGCCGAGGATCCGGTCATCCTCCAAGAGACCGTCAGCGTGGTCGAGGCGGCGTCGGCGTCGGTGGAGCCGGCGCAAGAGGCAGCGGCACCCGAAAGTGTGTCGGAGCCGGCCGAGATCCCGGCCCCAGAGAAGTCGGATTCCGTTGACCCAGAGGAAGAGGTGCCGGCCGCGCCGGCAGCCAAGCGCAGGGGCCGTCCTCCCAAGGAGAAGTAAATGGCGGACAATACCGACAAGGCTGAGCTTGGTATCCAACCGACGGTTGCGGCGGGTCTTCCGCCCAGACTGTTGCACGTCATCGCGATGGTGCGGGCCAAACTCCGGGACTACCCAGAGCTAAACCGACTGGTGGCGGGGCAGGAGACTAGTGATCGTCAGATCGCCTTAGCCATCATGGAGGCGATCGATGACTACAACACCACGCCCCCGCTCATCGATCCCGTCACCCTGGACACTCACCCATCCATCTCGCTGCTGGTGAACGGCACCATCATCTATGTGCTGGAGTCGGTGGGTTTGCTGCAGACCCGCAACCAGATGAACTACGCAGACGGGCAGGGCGTGCAGGTCGGGGTCAACGACAAGTCCCCCATGCTGATGCAGTGGATCGGTCTGTTCCGCGGACAATATGAGCAGAAGAAGATGCGGCTCAAGCAGGCCGTTAACCTGAAGGGCGCGCTCAATCAGGGAGGCGTTCCATCCGAGTACGCCTTCGTGAACGGATTCTTCGACAACCTCTCAGACGGTAACCCGAGGTAACGATGCCGCAGATTCCTTACAAGGACACCCAGACTCTGGTCGTCCCTTTGGCCAACCCCAACGTGATTGTGTCGCTACCGATCCCGGACAGCCAACACTACCTCGGCTTCGCTATTCAGATCATCGACGCCAAGTGTGACGTCGGCAATCCTGCGGTCGATGGCGGATTTCGGGTTGAGGCGAACCTGGGCGGAGTAGACAGCAACGGAGATCCCGCGTGGGCTGTCGTCTACTCGGCGGACTTCTACGCTCCCCAAGATCCCCACTTTCATCAGGGTGAGGTCATCACCTTTAGCCTTCGCGCCCCTGCTAAGAATGGGATCAGAGTCGTCTCGAAGAGCGCCGTCACAGCAGGCGGCAAGGTCATGGTCTCCATGTACGAGCGTGCTTACCCGCCGCAGGTTTAATATTATCAAGTAATGGGGCAGCGGATGTCTGATCAAATTGCACGCACATCCCCAGACGACCGTCGACTAACGGCGGCTGCGGAGTTCTTTCGGTCCTTGAAGAAGGAGGCCGGAGTTCCTGCAGCCGGCGGAATCCGCGCAGCTGCCCGTCGGGCAGTTCGTGGGCTCGTCCATACCAACCCGCTCCCGACACGGGGCGAGTCGGCGTTAAAACAATCCCTCGAGGCGAGGCTAACCAAGGCCCTGCGGGCCTAACGTAAGGAGACCGTGATGAACGCGATTGGAAAGTTTCAGTTGAAGCAGGCGCTGACCGAAGAGCTGACCAAGGAAGCAAAGAAGAAGGGCCTTGGTACCGCGGCTGAGGGCGCGACCTTGGGTGCCTTGTTGGCCGGACCCCTAGGTGCTGCTATTGGTGCGGGGATTGGTCGCAAGATGGGCAGTGGCAAGGGTGAGCGGTACAAGGGCTCACCCGCCGCTCGTGCTGCTGGCGGGGCACTCCTCGGCGGCCTCCCTCTCGCAGTACTGGGTGTCCGGCTTGGCGCTAAGGGCCATCTCAGGTCCGCCATCGCCTCGCACATCGCGGGCACTGCAGGTAGCGTGATCGGTGCCCGCCGAGCTGCGGCGAGCGCGTACGCCGGAAAGAATAAGCACGCCTCGCCCGCCTCTGGTGCGGCGGTCGGTGGCGCGCTGCTGGGTCCAGTGGGCGCGATGATCGGTGCCGCAGCAGGAAAGAAG